CGGGATAGGCACGCGCACAGGAAGCGAAGCGGGGCGCTCTAGTTTCAGCTTGTGGTAGGCGGCTCTAATCTCCCCGCACCGTAACTCCTCCAGCGCGCGGAGCCTGGCCGCTACGTCTGGTAATTCGTGTGGGCGCGTGTCAGCATTAGTATCAACGCCGAGGCGCCGCGACATGACAGACCCGGCGAGACATTGGTGACACACGCCGGCGCTTGGTAAGTGCCAATTAGACATGCGAATCTTAACGCCCTTCAGCTTTTCTTGAAGCGTCAGGTCGTGGATGGCGTCGCGGATCAAGGTCCACGGTTCATTGACGGGCGCAAGAGGCCCGGATTGTTTCAATTTCATTGGTTGACTGGTTGTGCCGACTCTAATCGGTCGGCGAGGTCGAGCATAGCGGACTTGAAGGCGGGCGGGCTGTGGCGGTAGCCCGGGATGTGCACGCGCTCAGGAAGCGTATCGGGGAACTCTAGTTTCAGCCTGCGGTAGGCAACGTTAACCTCCCCGATGCTGAGCCAGTTCAGCGCGCGGAGCCTGCCCGCTACGTCGTCGGGGTAGTCGAACGGGTCTGCGCGATTATCCGTATCAATACCAAGGTGCCGGGACATGACAGACCTGGCGAGGCACTGGTGACACGCGCCGTTGATAATTGGAACGTGCCAGCCGCTCATATCGACATCGACGCCCTCCTGCTTCTCTTGAAGTTCGAGGTCGTGGATCGCATCGCGGATGAGGGTCCACGGTTCATTGGCGGGCGCGAGTGCCCCGGATTGTTCTAGTATCATAGCTTGGTTTTGGTTGGTTGTGCCGCCTCTAATTGGTCGGCGAGTTTTAGCATGGATGCCTTGAAGGCGGCGTGGCCGTGGTGGTAGTCCGGGATAAACACGCGCTCAGGAATCGAGGAGGGGAGTTCTAGTTTCAGCTCGCGGTAGGCGAAGCCAATCTCCCCGTTGCGGAAATCGTCCAGCGCGCAGAGCCTGTCTCTCACGTCGTCGGGGAAGTTGAACGGGAAAGCGGAGGCGTCAGTATTAACGCCAAGGCGCCGGGACATGACAGACCCGGCGAGGCACTGGTGACACGCGCCGTCGCGTTGATCGTGCCACTCGTTCATCGTTCCCCGACTTTCCATCTCGATCTCCACGCCCTCCTGCTGCTCTTGAAGTCCAAGATCGAAAATGGCATCGCGGATGAGATTCCACGGTTCATTGGTGGGCGCAAGAGGCCCAGATTGTTTTAATTTCATTGGTTGTCTTTGGTAGGTTTTAAGCTCCGCGCTCTGTAGCGGCCGCTTATCAAACTCAGGTGCATCTCTTGAGACTGCAGTCGCTTGATTAGAGAGTCGATCTCGCATTGGTCGAGGTCGTCGTCGACCTCTAACTCTATGCGAGTCATGACCGGCAGCACGTAAACGCGCCTCTTATCTCCTTTGTTGAACGGGTGGGGGATCGTCTCGTAAGGTAAGTCGCTCATTATCCTCCTGGGTTAAGGGTTGCGCGCACGGCGGCGTCTCGAGCCTCGAGGAGCTTGCGTAAAGTCACGGTCCTCTCCGGTCCCTGCTTGATGCGCGCATCAATAATGCGCGCGAGTGCCCGAAACTCCTCTGCGACTTTACGCGAGGCGCTCGTAGGCAAGTGCTCGCACGCGAAGAACTTTAGCATGCGCTCTGCGCGGTCCGGTGGTGGGGGTGGTATGTTTTTAGGTGTTGGCATAATATTAGTCGTATGGATTGCCCATCTTTGAATTCTCGGGCTGGATTCTCTCAGTCACCAACTTAGTATCGACACGCAGCATCCAAGGCTCTGACCTATCAGCCAATCCCCGCAGCCAATCCTGCGGCGTGGGAACGAACCCGCAGTCCTCAGTGACGTGCTGCTCTGCCACCATCTTCACCGGAACTAGGGTGCCGTCAGCGTTGGTGATAACGTGCCCGAACAGGGCGACAGCCCACTGCACGCCAGCGGAGTGGTGACGTAGGGCCCGGTGCGTCCAGTCACCGGTGAATTGCTTAGTCTCGTCGAAAAACTCATGTATCGGCAGGTAATCCAACACCTCCCCCTTCCATTTACGAACGCTACTTTGAGCGTGTTTTAGCGGAGTCATGGCGCTTCCGTCGCTGGTGCGATTTGTTGAGTGCTGGGCTCTGCGTAGGACGCCTCCATATGCCACTCCTTATGGGTCGCGGTCATAGCGTGCAAGTCAAACTCAATGTCGGTCCCGTAGTCGCCTTCGGCGGCGTCGACGCTGTAATCAGACGCGATAGCTTCGACGAGCTCGTCCAGGAATACGGACACGTTGCTCCTCTCCTCCCACCCGACGACGTCGAAGTAACCTTCGTCCGATCCGCCGCTTGCGTAAAATGTGAAGCGTCCGCACCCGGCAGATTTCATGCGGTCGATCAGATCCTGTGGTATGTTTTTGTTTAATCCTTCCATGTTTATTGGTTGTTGGTAATATGAGTGGTAGCTTTATATTCATTGAATTCACGACCCGCGTTTCGCCGGGTCTTCCAAGTGTGCATCGTATTCAGCTGGCCCCCTTCGTGGACCCAGATGAATGTGTTAGTGGCTTTACCGACATCGTTCGCTTTTTGATAAGTCACGATCGCGTCAGTAACGTCTACGACGTGCCCAAGCACGTCGCCAGTGGACAGGAAAGCAACCCAGTCCCCCGGCTTCGGCCATGTGTCCGCCACGCCGACGTAGGGGTCGCGGTCGTAGAACACGACGCCGCTCACCCTGCGATCTTCGATAGAGCGAAGGCCGACGTAGCGCGCTCTTACTTCAGCGTCGCTCCCATCCTCCGCTTCAAGCGTGGGGCCGCGACGTCCGCCAACTAGTAACAATCTTATTTTACGCATTTACGTCTAGGTTTGTTTTGTAAGCGGGGCGATCCCCACTCCTTCAGCTGGTAATTCATGACTTGGAGAGTTTCTCAATTACGGATTTCATAGTCTGGGACGCGTCCCAGTGGTAGTCCATCTCCGTGTGAAACGACCCGCCAGCTGCGAGTATACCTCCCAAATCGATGTAACCGTATTCGGCACACTCGGGCATCCCGGACAGACGAGCGTAGCCTAATGCTTGAGACTGCTCTCTCATTCCTGCGGACTTCTCCTTCTTAGTAAGGGGGACGTCTTTGGCGATGATCCACCAGTCCCCCGCGGGGTGGAAGTAGTGCAGCGCCGCGCTTGGCTCGTCCGCATCCTTGTCGGTCACGGTCGGCATCTCGGCGATGGCCGCGTGCACCTTAGCGATCACCTCGATGTAGCTGTCGCCGTCGCCGCCTCCTAAGATTAGTTCAGCCGTGGTCTTGGCCTGCACGCGATGCATGAAACCGGCGTCCCATATTTCCTGAATTTGAGCGACCGCTGCTCCTTTCCTTTTTGATAAGTTTTTGTAATTAAACATGTCTTCAATTTTCATTGTTTTTTATTTTTGTTTTTGTGATCCCCTATCAAATTAGGCGGTAGGGGCGCCCTTTACTCTGCGGCCGACTCCAGAAGCGATTATCAGATCCCTCCTGCACGTCAGCGCGCACTGAAAAGTCGCTGGATTTTAGTTGAGTCCCTCGCAGGAGGTTCTCCAGCTCTACCGATATTCGGTTAAGAGCGTCACGCATCGTCACGTCATTCTCCAGCGTGAAGGATCGCACGACGTCGCAAGCAGGGTTTATATCGCCTAGGATGCAGGCAGCAGCCCGGACGTCTGCCGGGGTGTGTAGCGGGCCCTCGTGGAACGCGAATTTAATCGGTGTGAGTATTTTCATTTGGTTGGTTGGTTAGTTCTATGATGTCGTCCCCGGATAAACCGTGCGTCATCAGATACTGTATTTTTGACTTGATCCCGTTTTCGCAGACCTCCTCCGCAAGTTTCGCCGCGACGACCTTAACCTCCCGTCCTAGCGCGAGACTCGCCTCGGGACTATCCGGTAAATCTCCCAAGACGAGACCCACTTGGTAAGCTAGCCACGCACGATACTCGCTATCTTGTCCCATCATTTAGCACCTCCGACTACGGTAAGACGAGACTCCACCCACCACGTCGGCGCGAGAGTTTCCCGCTTGAGTCCGTCGAAGTAGCGCCCGACCTTGGTTAGGTATCCCTGAGACACGGCGGCTTTGATTGGTTTATATTGTTTATTTGAATTCATTTTGTTATCGTTAAATGAAACAGGGCGACCTAGCGGGACGCCCTGTTTCTCGTCGAATTGCTAAGTCCCGCTACGGGACTAAGGGAGGCGCGTAGTCCTCGCCCTCTAGGGGTTTAACGCTAGGCGTGCTTCCGATGTAGCCTTTCAGCTCTGGGACGGCGCCAGCGTCCACCAGGTAGTCCAGTAAGACACGCGTGCCGCGGACGTCAGCGAGCGCGTCGTGCGCGCCCTGGAGGTCGTGCCCGCACAGGATCTTAAGCGCCTCGGCTAATCCGGGCCATTTGTAATCGTCATACTTACCTGGTAGTTTGCAGAGGTCCTTCGACCCCAGCATTGTGCAGTAGGTGGACTTCCACTCGCACGGTCCGTGATTGTCGAGCCGTTTTAAGTTGGCGTCCACGACGGGCTGGTCGTATCTCAGGTTGTGACACACCAGAAGGTCAGCGTGCTGGGCCTGTCCGGCGACCCACTTAAGCACAGCGGCGGCGGGGAAGCCCCGAGACGCCGCAACATCAGAGATGCCGTGAACACGCATTGCCCCGCTCGGTATTGGGATTGGGCATCGCAAAATCGCCATCCTCTCTTGGATGAGGACCGGCGAATCCGTCTTCGAGTAGGCTATAGTCTGCAGCGCGATCTGGACGATGTGCGGGTCGCTCTCTAGCCTGCCCGTAGTTTCCGTATCCATTATTATAACAGTTTTCATGACTGGTCGACGTTATTGATTCACCTGTTTGGGACAAGGATAACCTTGTGCTGGTAGAGCACGACGTCGTGGGAGTCAGACAGGTAATTCTTAAAGTCGGCGGCGTGTCTCCCGTCGCCTACGAACTCTCGCACTAACGCGCAGTCTTGCGGCAGCGTGATACGGCGGGACGAAGCGTCACCGACGAACAGGTTGAATCCGTAGGCCGGCAGGGGTTGATGGGACCGGGTGAGTAGCGCATGCATGAGGTTTCTCAACCCACGTAGAATGTCCGCAACGCTAACAGGCACCTCGGTGGGTATGCCCCAGCCAAGAGGGTAATACGGGACGCCTGATTGCTCGTGAAGATCGGACCAGTCGGATGCGTTGCTAAACTCGCGCAGCTCCTGATTGAAGAACTCCGCGCCGGACCCCTCCAGCTCTTCGTAGAGGTATAGGTAGTCCTCCTCGGAGATTAATCGCATCGCGTCAGCAATGGCAGGGGATGAGTCGAGCAGCTCGCGCAGGGTGAGCCAGCCTTCCTCTCGCATCACGGTTTCGGAAGAGAGGGCGGGTGGTATGGTTATTTTTGACATATTTCTTTGAGTTTGGCGGCCAACTTCGGGTTGACCGGAGACAGGGTTTCTTCGGTCGGGGCCGCAAGCGGATCCGCGTTGAACAACGCGTAGCGCTTCAAGTAGAATTCCACCAGCACGTAACCGTGACGATCCAACCTTCGTAGACTCACCGGCGTCACGCATTGCGTAACGTAGGCGATCAGCGCCTCGCGCGCCTTGCTACGAAAGAAGGAAGCACGCTTGGACGCCAGCTCATCCTTCGCGCTATGCCCGCGGGTGCGATCTTCCACGCCCAGCATCGCCTCGAGAAGGACGTGATCCATTTCCAGCAGTAACATCGTGTCCTCGGCACCTAAAGTCAGACCGCACGATGTGATGGCTTCGACGCGGCAAGAGTCAGGGTCCGAAAGACCTCCGAGCGCACGGTAGGCGTCCCGTAAGCGTATCATCTCACGGAAACTGCCGACCGACCCAATCCCGTTCTCGAAGTGGTCGTCGGGACGGTCGGGCGCCATCTCTAGTGCGTAATATTCGCTCATAGTTACGGGCGATTCGTGACGAAGTGCACGAGGAATTCATAAACGCCAGCTTTCCTCAGGTAAGTAAGGAGTGTGGCAGCAGCGTCTCCCCCCCAGCGCGCCCCAAACTTGGGCGCGTCCGTCCCAGGAATCCTACCGACTCCTGAAATTAACTGGACCAAGTCATCCTCGCTTGCCAGATCATAGGCGTCAACCCACGCGCGCAATGTCTCGACGTCAGACACTTCGCCGGAAAAGAGATCCCCGGCGAAGTAGAACGTGGGCCACGGCGTGCCGTGTCCCTGCTCGACGGGGCTTTCCGCTTTATCGTCGTTCGTAGCTCCGACTAGGACGAATGGGTCACCCGTCAGCATCACAGCGATGGGGATGTGCACTTGGCCCTTACCGTCCGGCGCGTCAGTGATGACACAGAGAGTTGAGACCTCCTCCGCTGAAGCGCGGAGGGTCGTAGGAGTCATCAACACGCGCCCATGTTTCAAGGCCTGCTGCAATACGATGAAGCCCTCCTTGTTACGATTCAACGGCGACAGTCCCTTAAGGTCCTCGAACGACGGAAGATCGGTAACCGCCGGGGGCGGCTGCGTGACGGTGTATACGACGCAGGTGCCGCTAGGGTCCCCGGTGTAGGTCAGACTCCCTTGCGCGCGGTCAGGTTCGCGGAAAACTTCAGGCAGCGGGTCGCCCGGGTCTAGCGTGAGGGCCCTGCGGACGGCGTCCATGGCTGCGTGGTAGCTTGAGTGCGCAGAAGTGGCAGCGTTCTCCAGGTCTCCGTTTAAGGTTGTGACTATGTGTAATGATTTCATTCTGTTTCTTTGTCGGTTGCGGGCGCCTTCTGCGCGGTTCCTTCGCTTAACGCCGCGTAGCGTTCCAGCATCGCGGCTCTCTCGTCTTTGGTTGACACTGGCAGGTCCACCTCTCCTGTGTGCGTCGTGTCATGCGCCGCGTCCCAGAAGCGTAGATCAGTGACGTTATCGCGCAGCCATGGCCTGACCGCTTCGATGACGCGGGGCAGCATGTGGGTCATCAGACCTTCACCGCCCGTAATGGTTTCAAGATCTTTATACACGTGCTGCATCTCGGTGTGGAGGCGGCCAGTCGTCAGGTTTCTCAATCGTTGTATGTTCATGTTGGTTCGTTTATTTAATTTGTCGTATTCGTCGGCTGCCCAAGAGCAGGAGGGGCGTCTTAAAGCCACAATGCTAGCTCTTCTTCGGTCATACCGTTGACCCTTTCAGCCACCTCTCTAGATCCTCCTTCCGCCCCGTAAGCCTTGCACACGCGCTGGCGCATTCTCAACATTTCTAGGTTCTGCATTATAGGCGGGAGTTCTCTGACTTCCACTCTCGTTCTTGTTGGATACCAAGATTTTATATGGCACGGCGTGCACGTCGTGAAAAGTTTCGAGTAGTCGGAGGCCTTCCCCCCATAACGCGCCGCCCGCTCGGTAGCGGACGGCGCAAGGATGATGGGGCTTCCGCAGGCGGCGCACTTCATGACCCTATCAGGGCTTTGAGGTCGTCCTCCGTTAAGACTGCTACACCAAGGTCATTGGCCTTCTTCAGTTTAGACCCAGCCTTTTCACCGGCCACTAAGTAGTCAGTCTTTTTGGAGACGCTGCTTCCTGCCGTGCCGCCCGCGTCCGTTATCCACTTCTGAATCACAGACCTAGACTCGCTGAGCGTGCCGGTGACTACAAACGTTTTTCCGGCCAGCGCTCCCGAAGGTTCGGACGGTAAAGGGTCGTAGTTGTCAGAGACGACGCTATCCGGGATGGCGCGCATGTAGTCTCGGTTGACGACGTCACCGCAGAACTCCACGAGCTTGCGGACCGAGACGGGTCCTAGGTGGTGGCTGATACCGAACGTCGCCTTGGTTGCACTGAAGGTGGCTTCGTCGTCGAGCATAGCCTTGAACAGCCCGGTAGGAGATACGCATGCCAGGATGACGTCCTCGCGTGTCCTGCATAATCGGCTAATCTCCTTCGACGTGTTCTTACCGACCGCTGGTATTCCCAGAGACGCCAGCCACCGACTCAGGGGCAGTTCGCTGGCGCGCTGTATGGCTTGATACACCTTCTGCCCACGCGACTTACCCATCGTCATCTTACCCCCTGATTGCGTCGGCCAGGTAAGGCTAGCGAAGAGAGTATCCGGCCAAAGGAGGACGGTGAATGGGTGCGGGATGCGTAAGGCGGCGACCGCTACGGCCGCCTCGCCTCCGAGCATGTCGAGGTCGAGGCACGCGCGTGACGCCATGTGCTCGATGCGCGCAGCCATCTGCGCTGAGCACGACGGATCCAAACACGCGTAGGAAGCGAGTGTCCCACGCTTATCGGAACTCTTATCCGCATTCATACGCAGTCCCACGTCAGCAGACCCGCAACGCGGACACTTTCCGCCGACGTGCCCGAGAAGCGAGAACGGAGGGCGAATTTCGCCTTTCTTCGATTCGATCTCGCGGTGAGTCACAGACTCAACCAACTGCGGGATGACACCCCCAGCTTTCTGAATGACGACGCGGTCTCCCACGCAGAGATTTAGTCGGTTGACCTGGTCCTCGTTGTGGAGCGTGACGCGCGAGACGACAGACCCATCAACCTCCACCGGGTCGAGTTCCCCAACCGGTGTCAGCGTTCCTGTCCGTCCGACCTGCACGGTGATCGCGTTTAGTGTCGTCTCGACCTGCTCTTGCTTGAACTTGAGAGCGACAGCCCACCGCGGCGCGCGCGACGTCTCGCCCATCAGCGCGCGCTCGGCGGCGCCGTCCAGCTTGAACACGAGACCGTCCGTGGGGATCCATGAACCAAAGGATCCGAACAGGTGCTCGAACAGAGAAGATCCAAGGCGCCCCTCCAACTCCTCCAGCGAACCCAAAAATCTCCGACGCGGGACGAACCTCATGCCGTCGAGTCGCTGGGCTGCTGCCGAGTATGATCCCCCCTCTAGGTCTACGACTCCGTGTGCTAGGAAGCTCAAGTGATGCGCCTCCGAGGGGTCGCTGCGCCGTAGGATGCCGGCGGCGGCGTTTCGGGGGTTGGCGTATGGGGGATCGCCTGCGGCTACCCGCACCTTGTTCAACGCTGCGAGTACATCGTAGGCCATAAAGACCTCGCCGCCCACCTCGGTAGTGTTACCCGACGCCGGCGCCACATTCATATGAAGGGGGACCAGCTTGCCCGCGCGCACGTTGGCGGTGACGTCTTCCCCGTAGAACCCGTCACCCCTAGTGGCTGCTAATTTTAGATGACCGTCCACGTAAGTCAGACGGACGCTGAGTCCGTCGATCTTGGGCTCCGCCACGATGGCGCACATCCCGAGCGAATTACGCTTGGATAGTAGCCACGCCAGCAGCTCGGTGATGCTGTCGTTCTCCCCTACGAATACGTTGTCGAGTGACAGCATAGGCTCGGAGTGGCGCACCTTAGATCCGGATGTCGAAACTGCTCCTACTTTATCTAGGATCGTGCACTCCCACACCGGGTCGTCTGGATTCTCTGCGCGTGCGGCGGCGTGCTCCCTCCAGTGCTTGTCCCACACCGCGTCGGTCATACCGTCGGTTGATGCGCCGTTGTGGTAGGCGGCGGCGGCCTTCGTGAGGAGTTCTTCTCTGTCTTTGATTATTTTAGCTTTCATCGTTGTTGTTGTTTTCGTTTATTTTTCATCTTAATAAAGCGCCGCCAAGGCCGCGCGTCTGAAGTATGTGTTGTTGTGTAGTCCTTTCATCTTAGCGAGGCGGTATACAGCACCGGCACGCGCCTTGCGGCTCGGGTCCAGGCCGATATCACCACAAAAAGATTTCGTCCCGGCCGCGCAATTACCAACGGAGGCTGACGCCATACTCAAGGTCACCCTCCGAGTATTGGATCGGAGCTTTGCCTCAACTTCTGCCGTGGTCAGCTTCTTAAACCTATACCACGCCCACGCTCTAATATTGGCGAGACGATGGCGCTTAATGGCCGCCCGCAAGGACCTCTCCGTTTTCCCGTGCAACCCCGACTTCGTGTCGACGAAACAGGGGGTGAGTTTCATGGAGAGGCCACGAGACGGAGTCAGCGTGTAACACCGAGTGACGCCTTTACTCCGATAGGGTAAGATAGTCGTGACAAGTCCTATTTCTATGACCTCATGAGTCCTGGGGACTCTCAGGGTATGCTTGGCCTGCCTGTCGCAACGCATATGTTTAAAAGGTCCCGACCACACCGGGGATTGATAATCGTAATGCGGATCTTTCCCGTCGGTCCACTTTGAGTCCCAATCTCCGAAGCCCGCACCAGTGGCTGGGTAGATTCTCTTGCCGCCTCTGACGACGTATTTAAGTATTTTCATCATGCTGCTAAGGTGTGCTCACCCCGCCGAGGTCTGAGGATATTACACGAGCCCCGATCTTGTTGTATGCGTCGCCTAATTCGCCTAGGATATCAGTGTTGACGAGTTCGTCCGACATTTCAGAAGGGACCTCTATCTCGACGCGGCTAGTCACAACGACCTTTCGCGTGGCGGGTTTCGGCTGCTCGGGCTTCGGTAGCCTGATGCCTTCGTCGTCCCAGATAGACACGGAGCATGCGCCCTCGAAAACCCCGAAACATTCGACGTCCTCCGGTTCCATAGACCACGCATGCGCGCACCTTTGTGCCAGAAGAAACGCAGCTTCGTAGGCGTCTGCGGCGTTTACGACCTCCACAAACGTGGTCGACTGGGCTGGATCACCCACCTCACGAACTAGGCCGGTGAAGGGTCGCGTCTGGATCTCCCATTCGGCCTCGTCTCTTACGATGCGGCGGGCCGCGAGAAATTCTAAATGAGGACACTCAAAGTTTCGCAAATTCAAAAAATCGCCCATCTCCGACAGCGGTGCGCGGTGAAACCGCACCTCCCACGATCCGGCGACGACATCGTATCCCGGTCCGTCGATTTTAATTGTTGCGCCAGCGGCGGCGTCGGGCGTTATTTCTAGGAGGCACGCTAAGACGTGCCTTCTTGATTTCAGGCTTCTGACTTTTTTGTTTGCTTTAATATTTATCATTTTGTTGGTGGTAGAGTTTTTAACGGCCTAACCGGCCGTGCTAGATAAGGGGTCCGCCGCAGCTTGGTGCGCTAAAGATTGCTCGATAGCGTTGCGACACGCCGCGACAATTGCCCGCGCGCCTGCTCGGCTAACGCGCATCTGTCGGTTCTGAAGACCTTCGTAGTCCTTAGGGCCTCGCACGCCCCGGATGACGATAATGAGGTCATCCGGAGATGTGCACGCTTCTTGGACCCACACATGGAGAGTCGGGGCTCTCAGAGTAATCTCCCCGGAGCACGCTACGCCCGCCTTGTTACTACTGATGTCGTAAGGGTCGAGTCGTAGCTCGTCCGCGAGTTCCTTAAGGAAAGATCTGGCTCTCCGGTGTAGGAGGTTCTTGGCTCTGGGATCGCAGTAAGCGTAACTTTTCCCGGCGACGTCTTGAAGCGGTTTAAATCTCTTCATTTCTTTTTACAGTTGAGGATGTAATCCAGATGCCTCAGGGCCTTCTTGGTCGCGGTCACGTTAACTTTGCGGCGATCATGGGCGTCGACCTTTCGCTTGACGAGTCCTAGACTCTCCATGGTGTCGACCAGGCTCGTGGCCCCGGCCGATGTTATGAGGATCTTCGCGGCGATTCCGGCCATCGCTAAAGGGCCGTGTTCTCTTAGGGCAGAAACCACGGCGAGGTGTTGGAATGACAATCCGCGCTTCGCGCAGCCTTGTTGAATTTCAATTAAGTTCATTTTGATTTTGTTTCGATTTCTTGTATTTTCCGGATCACTGCTTCGCGAGATCTGGCGTCGTTGTTTTTGAGGTAATCCTTAACCAGACTTATCATCTTCGTAAGGTCTGGTATCTCCAGCTCGGTAATGTGCCACGTGAGAGTCCTCGAGGATTCTCTGGGATCGAAGTAGGTGCGTATCACGTCCCTGTCGGACTCCGGCATCTTAGGCGGCGGCTCGCCGTCTTCCCAGACTGCGGACGTCCAGTCGTCTCGGCACAGCGTAGCGATCGCGACCTCGATGGAAGCCCTGTCCGTATCTGCAAAGTGAGGGGCGACGTATCCGATGTCTGCCGTCGCTTGATAAACTTTGGTTTTCATTTTGTAAAAGAGAGCCGACGTCTTAGTCGGCCCTCTTGATTTTCTATTCAGCCTCGGCTTGGTGGACTACCCACTGCCAGTAGCCCAGGGCCGTGTCTCCGGCGACAGCCTCCGCCACCCAATCAGGCCTCGTGTAAAGCGGGTGATTTCCGAAAAATCCAATCTCGCTTATGAGGGCGTCTGTTGCCTCTCGCATACCCTGGTCGGAACTTTCGATCTTAATCTCATCGGTCGCCGGGGTGTGATGATCTTCGAATGCGATCGGTCGTTCTTCCATGTACCACTTCACGATGTGCAGTGGTATAGGTCCTCCCCAGCGGTCAACGCCGATATCCAGTATCTTACCGCCCGTGTCTGGGAGGTTGTTGTGGCAGTGCCCGTGGAGCATCCAGGCGCCTCGGGCGAGTTGGTTCCAGGACCTGATGGGGTAGTGACACAGCACGATGCGCTGCTTATGCTCTCCCCCGATGTCGATCTTGAGTTCGTGGTAGTCTTTGACCCACACCCACGCGTCATTCTTGGTTACCTCATCGCGATCGTGATTACCTTTGATGAGGTGTTTATGTCCAGCTAGGCGTCCCAGTATTCTAGAGATAGGATCGGCGCTTTTCTTCTTACCCCAAGACAAAGCAAAATCCCCGAGGTGGTAGACAAAGTCCTGGGGTCGCACCTGCGAGTTCCACCGATCAATGTAGGTCTCGGTCATAGCCTCCAGAGTCTCGTATCGCGGCCGCGTCTTGATGATGTTGCCGTGTAGAAAGTGGGTGTCTGAAGTGAAGAATATTCTTCGTTGATTACTCATGCGCCCCCTCCCACTTGTAGCGTTCGCCGAACTCTTTGAAGGCGTCGTTATACGCCTCAGACCCGGAGCGAGCGTCCCGGGCCATTCAGATATTTTTTCTTTTTGCATATTATTACTTTCCGTAAATGTGTTCTACGAATGGTCTGATGTTCGATTCTTGACTATACCAGGCGAGACCTAGCGCCCTAGCTAGTCCGTGTGTGACGGAGTTTCCGATCGCCTTTGTGATCTCCGTCTTGTTCTTTCCGGCCCACTTCATATCGACCGGGAACCCCATTGCTTTTTGAAGCTCCACATTAGTCAGCATGCGGTAGAAAAGGTCTATCCTGATAAGCCTCCCGTCGAGTTCTATAGCTGGGTAGACCAGGGCGTGCCCAGCCTTGGTTCGGCACGTCGGGAGCGGACGGTCGATGTCGGATCCTTCCGATCCCGAAGAATAGTAAACGTAGATGTAGGGCTTAGCATCCACGCGTCCGGTCTTGTGCAACTCCGCAATTAGGAACCTCAGGAAAGTGGACGCCCTTGAAATGTCCACCCCCTTGTGGGTGCAAGCCTTCATAAACCGATCGCGGAGTTCATCAAGTTCGAGCTCAATGCACGAAGCGTTCGCTTTCGTTACAAGCGTGCGCACAGGCGAGTCAACTCCGTAGCGCCCATGATTTTTACCTCCTCCCGTTTGATCGATAGCCATCATAAACGCCTCGGCGAGGGCCTGGTGGCTTCCTGAAGACGTTACGGTGGGTATCGGCTCACTAACTGGCTTGGCCACTCCAGTCCCTCGCAGATGGTCAACCAGGGGCTGCATGACGTAATGCGCCGGGTTCGACGTCACCGCGGTGAGAGGTCCGTCAACACTCTGCGCCGTCGACGCACCTTTTAGCTGTATGACAGCGGGTTCTACGAGCACCTCGTGGGATTTTGTAGTGAGTGTTTGCAGGGGCATATGGACGCTGCGAGTGTAGTCAACCTGGTGGCCGGCGTCCTTCGGAAGGATGTAGGCCTCAGGGGCCGCCAGCCCTCCAGCTCCATGAGAAGTTACCGTAGGTAGAGGCGCCTCTAGCGAATGCGTGCGAGGCTGCTGCGTGGGGCGCTCACCGAAGTTAGGCGACAGAAACTCCTTGAGCCCATACTTGACTAACCCGATCGCAAGGCGTCGGAACGTATTGTCGGCTAAGGGACGCTTCCTCGTAAATACGCTCTGACCTCGGTGCGACCAGTCAATGACGTGGTCACGCGCGCTAGGCCACGCCCACACCTTACCGGGGACTTCCCCGCCTTTGTCGTGCGTAGGGTCTGGCCAGACGGCGGTCTTTCCGCAGGCGTCTCGGACGGCCTGCACAAACAAACGTCTTCGGATTGTCGGGTCGCCGTAGTCGCACGATCGGAGGATGCGCCACTCCAGCGTGTATCCCTTTTCTGTGAGGGCAGACACCCACGCGGAGAAGTATTCCCCCGCGCGGCTTTTATCGGGGACCATGTAGGGCGCATACCCTAAGCCCTCCATACGGGAAGACCAGGAGGCTTCCGCCTCTCTAGGAGTCCGGCGACGGGCGTGTCCTTTTGGGAGGAGCCGAACCGGCTTGCTACTTTTAGCCCACATCAGCTCCCCCTTACCGCGGCGGACTTTCCGACGCTTCTGTAATGTAGGTCCCCACGAGAGCCACTCGGGGACGTTCTCTACGATAAGGCAATCTGGACGCACGTGGTCGACCCAGTCTAAAACGGAGTGGCCGTGCGAGCGCTCCTGCTCAGAGACGCAGGCAGCCCCCTTAGCTACGCTGAAATGCTGGCAGCTAGGAGACGCCCACATCAGAGAGCACCCGGGGGACGGTGGCGACACAGACTTCGGGTCCAGCTTGAAAAGGTCCTCGCGCATGTGCCTGTGCTCCGGGTGATTCGCGGTGTGGATGTCGATCGCGGCGTCCCAATGGTTCACGAACGTCCCGGCGACGTCCCTATTCAGGATTTTGTTAGCCTCTAGGAGGCCGCCACCGGAGCCGCCCGCTCCACAAAATAAATCCACAAGCGTGTCAGGAACGCCACTCCTTGGTTGGTCTAGTAATACTAAATTATCCGGAATCATATTTACAATGGTGTGATGGTTCTTAATTGGCGCGATATCGACGCACCGTGGTGTTTTAGGAAGGCGTCTCCTGCGGCTCTCCAGAATACCTCAAAGGATTTGTCGTCGCGAGGAAACGCCGGATCGTGGGGACTCACGCGTGCCCAGGCCTTGCGGGCGGACTCCTTAATGTATTCCTCGGCTGCAGATTTTTCCCAGAAGTAACCGTCGTAGTAAATCTCAACGTCGCCCATGTTGAGGCGCATCTCAGCTCGATAGACGCTCGCCGGTCGGGTTGCTGCGATCGAGTAATCCCGCAGGTATCCTGAAATGTCGGAGATGTCGATTTCGTGCGCGTCCTTACCGGAGACGGTGAAGAACTTACCCCTGTGGAGCCACATGTAGACGGAGGACCCAGCGAACTCAGCAACCCACTCCTGGCTGCCACCTTTGACGTCCGCAGGCCACTCCCCAGTGCTGACGCACATCGACACCACCCCTTGCACTTGCGCGGGGACCTTTCGGTCCGATCTGCCCGGGGCTATCTTAATGCCGAGCCGATCTCCCAGAGATAGCAGGGCGCTCTTGAGGTCGTGAACTACCCCGCTGCCGCCGTGCGTCTCCACCTCCTCGAGGCTGTCCGCGACGTCTTCATCGGAATCGAAGGCCTCTAAAACTCCGGAGTCCCAAAGTATGTAGGCCGCCGGCTCATCTCCGAAATCAAGTGTCATTCGGGAGTCCCCTCTTTTCACTATTTCCATATTCTTGCGGATCACGTTAAACAGGTAGTCCGGATTTAGCGCGGCGTTCAGTCAGCTGAGCATCTTCTTTGCTGCGCTCCCAGTCATGCCATTGGTCAGGGTATCCTCGCGCGTCGAAGACGGTGAGGGCGTAGTCGACTTCGGCGACCACCTTGGCAGCCTGCGTCGCTTTGTGCTCTTGGGGCGATCTGGCAAGTGCGTTCTTAGCTCGGGTTAGTCGAGACTTGAGGCGAGAATACTCGCGTTGTGATAATTGTTCGTTCATATTGATTATAGGTTTAATTGTCTTACTAGTCTGATTGGGTCGTCGATTTTTTAGGTAGGTAGGTGGGGAACTTTCGTCCCTAAGGGCGCTGCGCGTCTCTCACTCATAAGATAAGGGAGGGCCCGGGATTTCGATGACGCAGGAGTGGACTACCGCGGGAGGGTCTGACTCGTCCGCCCACCCATGCGGCGGGCCTCCCCCGAACAGGACCTCTTCTACGAAGTAACTCCAAGCGTCACGCTCTTCGTCCTCGTCGAGCTCCACGACGCACGTGTAATCGTCTTCATGAGGTAAGTGCCCACTCACCACGTAGTAGCGCGTCTTAATGGGGAACGCCTCGGGATTCACGACGAAAGGCGGCGGGGGAGTATCACCTTCGTGGTTACGCAAGTCGGACTCATACCGCGCGTGTCCTACTGCCGCCCTCGCAATCCCTAGGATTTCAGACACTCCGGTGGATCGGCTTAGGTGGATTACGTCGGTTAGTAAGTCCGTAATGCAAGCACGCAGCGTATCAACGCCTACCTCCCGGGCGTAGGCGCTCAGGAGTAGATTGGCGCGGGCGGCTCTCTTTTTTACGGTGACTCCGCCTACTTTCAGGTCTGGGTGGTATTCTATAATTCTACTCATTCGTTTATTTGGGGTAGTGTTCGTTCGTCGGCGTTTTTGAGAATCTCCCCGACGTCAAGCCATGCCGGCCGCACGGAATTGAGGAGGGCTTCGCGCGTCCCTGCGTCCATAGAGGAGTAGAAGTGCGTAATGGGTAGGTAGCGCGCCGACACCTGAAGGGGTGTCCAATACCCCAAGACGACGCGTCCCTCGTGCGACTCTATCGTTTCCTGCGCTCTCGAAAAAGGTATGGGATCTTGCAAACCCACGCGCGACTCGTATTCCGCCGCGACTTCGCGCAGAAGTAGGAAACTCGCGTCGTCGTCGACGTATCCATACAGCATGTTGGTATCAGCACTGACCCCATTGAACCAAAGCATCACGGGGTAGATTTTTCGCGGCAGTGTCAGCATCGGCATTACCTCCCTCACGTAGACCACAGCAGAGTGGTCAGGCAGGAGTGTGCCCACTTGGTGCTCGACCGAGACGACTTCGAAAAAGAACTTTTCCGGCGCGGACGGTCCTGCAATCGGGTGCAACGATACTCGCTGACCAACGGCGGGGACTTGGTGCATGTCGACTTTCTGTATGACCGTCTCTACGCCGCCCTCCCACTCGGATATGGTGACTTTAATCATGGTTTGCGATGCGCAGTGCTTGTTGGTGATAGTAAGACCCAGCACGAGCGACGCGATTGACGTGGTCCTCGGCGTCGGAGTCGCACCTGAAATGGGTGGCTTCGTCATCCCTCTCGATTTGCTTGCCGTCCTCGGAACTCATGATACACCAACCCTCCTCCAGCGCGAGGCCTTGATCGAAAGCGTCATCGTCTGGTGTATCCTCGCAAGATGTAAGGTGCATCGCTAGATCTAAGGTCCACCTCCGTCCCGTGCGGGGGTCGACGAATAAAATCACACCCGCGGGTAATTGCTCGCGGATTATCGGTTCGGTCGCTCCCGCCTCTCCAGCGAGGTGCGAGAGATAACCCGAAAAACTTATTTGGTCGATTTTCATATTTCTTTTGTGCTGGATTGTTCGAGAGTGACCCCCCGTAAATGGTCATGCTCATGCTGAAAGATTCGAGCAGATGCCCCGTGCAGGACAGCGCCTGATATTCTGTGACCTACCACGTTGGTCCAGCTTGCGACGATGCGGTAGGGACGCTTCACGTAGAACCGGCGGCCCGGCAAGGATAGGCACCCTTCAATCTCCTCGACCATCTCCGTCTTAGGGAGGGCCTCCCACGTCGGGTTTATGAAGAAATGAGCACTTGGCTTGCTCTGGGCCTTGTATTTGAAATTGGACCCCTTCACCACGAAGAAGAAATTCTCGCGCATACCTAACTGGTTAGCGGCGATACCGACGCCGCCGTGAATTGCGCAGATGATATCCAGCTGCTCGGCGTATAATTTCAGCGACGCGTGGGAGGATTTAATACCCGTGAAATCCTCATGGAGGAGGTTCCCTGGAGTTGATTTTGAGTGTAACTTTAAGATTTTCATATTTTTTCGTCGAAATAGAAAGGGTGCCGGGAGACTCGCTCCCGGCACCCTTGGTGTTTGTGTGGCCTGCGCCGTTTACCAGTCAGCCTGATACAAGGCAGACAGGTGCTCATTGATGGCCGTGACGTGCTCCGAAGCCGTTCGTCGTTCCTGCGTTTCGCGCATATCTTGAATATGCGAGGCGGCGGCGACGCCGGCCGCTAGGTGCGCGTCGTCGTCCAGATCTAGCTGGGCGATGAACGGTATCGTGAATCTGGACAAGACCTCTTCCTGATAATGAACGCTGCCCTGAAGAAGGTCGGCGAGAAACTCGTGCGCGTTCATAGCTGCCGCGCGAATACGGGAAGGTCCAACAATAGCCTCCAGCTGCGCTATGATGTCTGCTGCGTTGGGGTTGATCGATGTGGGAGTTTTCATGGTTGGTAATTATCGTTTGTTGAGTCGGGCCCATTCGGCGATAAGGGCTGCATCAGCGTCTGACGCCTTGGTGTTTCCGAAGTCCTGCTTAGGGAACAGTCGGCGTCCGATCTCTAGAGACGAGATCTTGGTCTGCTTCTTAACATCCTTACGCCTCGCGTCTAAGGCCTTCTTCTCTGCTGGCGTGGCCCCCTTGCTAGCTCGAGGGACAGATTTAGGAGGTGGGAGCATAACTTTCTGCCACGTCTTGGAGTCCACATACTCGAACTTAATTCCCAGAACCTCCATTACGACGTTCTGAGCCTCGTCGCACCGAACACTACTCTGGATAGCCTTCCACCCCATGTGCGGGCCGGTCGCAGGCCTCTCCAGCACCAATACCGCGTTACCGACGTAAGGTCGTAGAATCTCGGCAAACTTATGGGGCATGAGGCGCCTGATGGAGTCAGTCGACTTGGTGTAAGTCTGTCGCGGCTCCACGGGAGTCGGCCCGTAGAAGATCATGCGACCTCTAGAGTCGACGACCGCGATGGATCCGGACACGCCGTTGTCCACGCCGATGTAGTAATATTCTTCCATTTTATTATTATTTTTAACGCAAAAAGCGGCCCCCACTTGGAGAGCCGCCTTTGCTTGAATTTGATTATGAGCGAGTTTATCCGTTGGAGGATTCCTCGACCATGTGTCCGGTAGCGAGGATGCGGCTGAGCTGCGCCTTCTTCGTAAGATTTTCCCCTTCGGAGGGCCAAGTCTTTCCGAGAATGTCGGATTGCTCAGCGTTAGCGCTGGCCGACTTCTCAAAGACGGCGATTCCAGAGCGGACGGTGGCGCCAACGATGGCTTGAAAATCAGAGTCTGTCATGTCGTGAGGTTAGCAGGATGCGCGAACCAGGCAAGTCTATTTTTGAGTAGCCTCAGCCAGCCCTAACCTACCAGCGAGGACATCGCCGAGCTGATTCTTAGTCAGGCCTAGCAAGTTACGCACGGCGTCTTCCATTGCCGGGTTGATCACCGGTCGGGGGAGCTTTATACGACCCCAACTCTCGCCGCTTACGATGCGCTTATCGAAGAGTCCGCCGTCCACTGATCCCAAAGTCTTGAGGTCCACGAGTTCCCCGTTCTTTACTTCGATAGGATTGTGCGCGTCGAGGTCTTTGTCGGTAAAGGGTGCCAGGCGAAAGCGGCCCTTGCTGACCTCCCGGGGGTTTATGCCAGCCCCAGATAGAATCGCCTGGAATTTGTCCCACACGAAAGGAGACCCCGGTGCCTTCGTGGGCTTGCCGGATCTAAGGTCTCGCCAATACTGGTCATTGCGCTGCCCTCGAAGGGTGGAGTTCTCTCTCAGGAGTGCGTAAGCTCCAGACGACAGTGCCGCAAAGTTCTCCAGTCCGGAGAATCTCTTAGCTCCTGCGTTCTCACCGCCGCCGCGTGAAGGTTGCTCGTTCGCGTCGTAACTCCCGGAACCCCGCATACTCAACTTACCTGCGGAAGTGTGGTGAAGCTTGTTGATGAAGGCGTTACCGACGGTCACGGGGTTAGCCAAAAAGCGCTGCGACTCTGGGTCAAACACGCGCTCTTTTGAAGTGACACCGTGCTGGTCTTCGAGCTGGGAAATGTAATCGTTCCAAGACTGACCCTTCGGTAAGTAGGACGGGATCTTCAAAGGCTTACCAAGCAGCGCCGCGATTTTACCGAGGCGTATCTCGTGCTGCGACGCTGGGTTGGCCCTCGAAACCAAAGAGAGCGGGTTTAGGAGGGCGTCTAGAGGCTTCCCGTCCTCAGTGTGCGGCATCTGGGCGTCTGGTATAATGCGAGACACGGTCGACTTAGCGCCCTGCCGCAGGACCAGCTTGTCACCAACCTCCGTCGGCTTCACGTATCGCAGGACCACCTTGAGGCCGTTCTTGGTTTTTCGCGCGGAAACAACCTCTGCGGGTTGATGCCCGTCCCACGTCTGAGAAGCGTCACGCCTAGACTGACGCTGCGCCCGGTTAAGCTTGCCGACGTTCGCTCCAGCGCTGGACATAGTCCGGGGCATGGTGGCTAACATGACTGGGTCCCCGGGGTCCAGGATCGTGCCAGGCTTTACGAGTCCATCCTCATCGAAGTTGGTGAGCTTGTCCTTCGTAAACCTAGACGCGAAAAGTCCCCGGTAGTGGGTTAGCCCAGTCTTGAGGTTGTCCGAAAAGTCCTGCTTCATCACCTTGTAGTGCACCCCAGCCATGCGCTTGGCGAAGCTCTCCGAGATGGGGATGGCGTCGTCCATGCTAAAACCCTTCCAAGGAACGAGGCCGATGCGCGCGTTCAGTCCCATGTTCATGGTGCCGTTGTCGTCGGTGTAGCTAGACGCGGCGATCATCTGCCCAGGTTCGAAGCTGTCACCCTCCTTGAGAAGCACTCGAGAAGTGATGCCCGATTTTTGGTTGAACGAGAAATTGTTGTATAGGCCCAACTCTCCCGCCTCCCCGTCATCGTATTGCACCGACACGCTGTCAGGAGACACCGCGGTGATCCTACCAGCTCGCTTGGCGCGCTGAATTCCCATCTTTTCCCCGAGTATGTCATCGAAGCTCCGACCTTCTGGGTCGCTGGGGTCAAGGTTCTGCACGAGCGGTGCCTCCCCTCCCTCGATAGCATGAGCCTGGTTCGCGAATCTCCCTCCGTAAAACAAGCGGGGAGCCTGCACAGCGGACTGAAGCGGGATACTGTTGGTGTGCGTCCCATACTGACGAGACGGGTCTTCCAACTCGTAGTCGACATCTTCGTCGTCGTCGGGGATTTCCTCGAGTCTGTTGTTCCTTACTACGTGCATGTTATCGTGCGTAAAGGGACGACAAAGCTCGAAGCTGATCGGGAGAATTCATGACGTCGACGGCGGTCATCGCACTTCCCATCATACCTGGACCCCGGGGTAACGTGGAAGGCTGCGCCTTGGGAGCCATGGCGCCCGTGCGAAACAGCGTGTCGTATATCCAGTCTCCCATCTTCCCGTAAGAGGTCCGGTAGGCGCCCGGCGACGCGAATAACTTCGTAACCATCGGGCTATCGTTGACCCGCTGACCAGCGCCTGGCTTAAGAACCTTTATGCCTGGGGTTGGCGCGAGTCCTGGCGCGGGCGCGGCAGGACTCGCCGACTTGACGCGCTTGTGCAGCCTGTCTAGGCGCGAACTAGTCAGACGCTGGACAGCTGTCGCTTCGCCCCCTGACGCCTCAGCACTCAGCTCTCCCTTCTGCTTGGCTAGGTCGGCCTCGGCCTTCTGTCGCTCCATCTGGATCTTCAGGATCTCGTTTTCCTGCGTCTTTTTTCCGAGCTCCATTTGGAACTTCTGCTGTTGCTCCATTTGCGCCTGCTGAGACTGCTGCTCCATGGCGGCCGCCTGCTGCGCCCCCTGTTGCTGAGCTTCCGTAGCTGCCTGCTCGGCTTTCATGATCTGCGGATTAGCGCCCGTCGAAGGAGGCATGGAGTTGGCTGTTGCTTGGCGCATAGCAGGGTTCTGTCCCGGTATGGGAGGAGTGGGGACGCCGGTGTTCGGGGGAGGAGGGGGAGCCATTCCCGCCTTCTCGGCGTAGATCGTCTCGACGCCGTTTTTGAAGGACGCGACCTTGGAGAGTTGTTGGTGCTCTCGGTCAATGTCCAGGTCCTCCTCTTCCCTCTCGTTAGGGTTGTCGGGGTCCTCGGGTTTTCGGGTTTTTGTGCGGGCCTTGGTTTCCGAAAGCAAGCGTCGTCGAGTGTCGCGGCCGATGCGCCCGCGAAGTGCGTTGGACAGGTTGATCTCCTCAATAGGTATTTCCAGCTGAGTCTCGACGTCCCCCGGGTTCTTGGTTGGGAGGGTCACGCGGACTCTACCTTTACCGCTCTCGGCGATCGCCTTCTCCTGGTTATCAGAATTCTTCTTGGCCTTGTAGGCTGCGATGGCGAGAGCTCCCAGGCCTAGGCCGCCCGCACCGAGAAGAAGACCCTTAGGGATTTTGTCCCACAGGTTGGATTCAGGCAAGGCAGGCGCGGCGTTCGCTTCATCTTTTTTTCTAGCGTCTATGTAGTCGACGAGAGACTCAGACACGTTATCGATCTTGTGCATCGTGGACTGCCCTTTTATCAGAGCGTCTTTAGCTGGTGCGAGGGCGAATGCTCCCAAGCTCGACAAAATACCGGCCTTGCCGTGCCGCGCAGCTGCGTATCCCGCGCTTGCGCCGATCGCGGCGTTCAGGCCTCCAATCAAAGATCTCTCTTTATCCCACCCAGAAGGGTCCAAGGTGCTATCAACAGTCCGACTGGCGTCGTTGGCTTGATCGTAGAATGCGACGGTACCGGCGGCGCCTAACCCGAGCGCCCCTGCTGTCCCCGCGTTATGCCGGGTGCGCGCCCACCCTTTCAAGGCTTTGGCGGCGCCCCCCGTCATGGCCACCTTCTCGATCACCGGGATCGATAGGGAGGCGGCCAGACTCTTGCTCGGGGCGTTGTGCGCCGCGATCAGCGCGCGGACCTCGTCGACCTCGCCCGACTTGCAGCGTAGGACTTGCGCCACGGCCTGCTTAGCGAAGCCCTGCTCTCGGTGTTCCGGCAGAACTCCGATGGCGTAATACCCCACTTTTCTATCCCCCTCTTGTCGGGACTGCCACCCGACGAAGCCTACGGGCTCCGCGCCTGCCGCCTTAGATATCAGGTAGAGACCGCCCGGATCGAACTGATCCCTCGCAAGTCCGTAGGGCCAGTAAGACGGCTCTTCTCGGTAAATCCTACCCATAATACTCTCCGTAGTTGAGAGATCTTCCGAGCTGCTAGCCTTCTTGAACATGCATACGTTTAGCACTTTACTTGCGCTAGGTAAAGAGGAACACCAGCCGCCGTCAGGTATTCTGACGGCGGCGGTGAAAACTCCTGCTTTGACTATTTTTCCGGTCCAGATGCGGGAGTCGCCTCCTGCATCTCGGGTGTTTGAGTGGCCGAGATTACGGCGTCTATTTTTTCGACCACTTCAGGGTCGGGTTGTGGCTCCGGCTTACCGAGCTTACGGCGAGGAGCTGCGGGGGTAACGCGTCTTGCCGCTGTCGGCGTAACTTCGGGGGATCCCTGAGGATTGACGTGCGGCGCTGCGGGGGTGACCCGCTGCTCCGCTGCCGGATCAGGTTGCGGAGACTCCTGCGAAACGACGCGAGGAGCCCCGTGGTCCCTAGCTGGGACCGAGCGAACCTGACGTCGACGATTTACGCGCTCCTTCTTCTTGGTCTCGCGAGTCTTGAGTTCTCGCACCACGAACGCCATGACCTCTGCGGGAGCGCGGAGTTCTGGAGTTCTAGGGACGTTCTTGTTGCGCCCCCCGAGGAGGTTCAAGGCCGCCACCGCCAAAGGCCAAGCGGTGGGGACAGCCTGCGCAACTTTCACAGCGGTATCGGAGAGTCTAGCGCCGAAATCCCCAGACCCAGACCCCGGTACGTTTGCGACATCAAAGCGCGGACCCCACGTGGAGCTGAGGACATATTTCTCAGTGTTCTCCGTGTTGAGGTTACCCTTGTGGATAAATCGCCCCGAACGGTTAGGTCCGAATGTGATGACGCCGTAGCACCCTTTGTCCCACTCTTCGTCCGAGATACCAGACGCTGCGCGGACATACGCGCTGTAATACGGAATCTCACGGATCACGAACCTTGGGTCGTTACGGGGGTCCCCGTCTTTTTCCGATATGTGCTCCACCTCGACGTCGGGCTGAATACCCTTCATGACGCCCTCTTTGAATAAGCGCTCCGGGCTCATGCTGTAGATCGTGGAGTTCGTGTAGCCTGGCCGCACCTCCCGGTCTTCCCGGTTCTCCAGCACGCGCATCGCGCCGCCGACGAAGGCGACGATTTTACTATCCGCGTCGTAGCGGACGAGAAGGAACCCAGACGTGCGCGACAGATGCAGCGCATGATACCGGGACCCTGGGTTAATGCTCAATCCCGCGCTTGCGGGTCCTTTATTGTCATGCTCAGCTGTGCCGACATGGTTCCCGACGTCCTCGCGGACTGAATCGGGGGCTGAGGTTGTTGTTTTGACCTCAGCACACTTTTCGTCTACATTTAATATGTTGTCCATAGCAAATTATTATGACGCAGAAGAGAGCCTACTTGCATAGATTTCTGTCGGTAATTCTAGGGTTAGCGGCCTGCTTCCCGCGTCGGTCAGGTGGTGCAGAAGGGCCTTGTCCGCCCGACTTCTAAGCTTGCGGTGCATGACCTCAGGCTCCGTCGTCCATTCCGCTCCTAACGGGTCCGACTTCCAGTTGAGTATGCGAACGTAGAACGTGACCTTAGTCAATATGTCCACGGCCGCGAATACGCGATCGATCTTGTAGTCGACGGAGAAAACAACGCTCGGCAGGCAGCCGGCCCCAATTAAGAGTGCGGCGATCTGTCGAGCGCGTAGTTTTCTACCTACTCCGTAGAATGGTATCTTTACGACCTCTGGCGGTCCGCTAGGATCCTGAGTAGACTTTAGCATCTACCAGAAGTCTCGATAGGTTGATGATAACGTCTCTCCCGGCGAGGTCGGCGGACGCGTCAGTGGGTAGGAATTCGGTGTCGGTAAACCCTAGGGCGAATCTCTCGTTACCTGTGCCTCTGTTCAGGAGGAGCTGGTTGCCGCTTGTCAGGGTCTCCTCGGATTTTTCCATGACTCGCTTCTTGACGCCTCCGATTCCGAAGTAGGACTCGAGTGTCCTCTTGAGGTGGTTCTGAGCTGCGTCACTCAAAGATGTCTTCTCGGACTCAGCGACCTTAGCGACCTTAGCCGGAGCGGCCTCAGCGGGAGCCGGAGCGGCCTCAGCGGTTTTAGGTCTTGCGGACTTTTTGGATCGGCTATTCTTATTACTGGACATGTCGGTTGTTTTAAATGGTTATATGCAGACCCTCTTGAAAGTCTGACGTCTTAAATAGCATGATATCTTGATTGAAGCATGTAAAGGCGAAAGGATCGTCGGGATCTCCGAGTATCGAGGTTTTGCTGGATCGTTTCGCGTCCCGCCAGTGCGCGTCGTAGTCTTCGTCCGCCATGGGAATCGCGACCGCTCCGTCGTCCAGCTTAGGGTAGGCATCACGTAAGTCGATCGGCTCCTCCCCTTTCATGACGTCCGGCATTGGCCCCTGCTCCCATCGACGCCACATCTTCATAGCTCGGTGGGCAGCTTTACCCGGGTCCATAGGCGCGTGGACAAAATACTCACGCTGAACAGGCACGATATCAAACTTACTACCATACTTCAGAAGTATAACGCACCAACATGTGTGGGCCCTCACTAGGCGATCCCCTTCGTCTGTCTTGCCCAAGTGGTGCAGTCTTCGCAAATAGGATGCGCTCAGGATCGCCGGATGCTTGCCGGAGATCGGCACCCCCTTGTCGCTATACATCTGAACCCTCTTTTTACCTCGCGCTTCATTGTTTACCATGCGTGCAGACTCTCAGGCGCGGCGCGCCAGTCAACAGTATCTTTTCGTCCTTGCGAAGTGTAGACAGCGCGAAGTCATCTCCTTTGACGGTCCCTGTCTACCCTTGGATAGCTCGATGCCATATGGCGCTTAGGATTACGACGTGCCCAGGGAGGACAAATAGTGTCTTTTTCGTTTGTAATCGGGGTAGACAATAATGACGCTAGGTAAGCAAACTTTGTCTACGCCTCGGAGATCTCATCGAATCTTCCGTTGGTGAGTTTTAGAGAATGCACGTAGCGCCTTGACGGCAGCTTCAAGTGGCGCGCCAGTATCTGCTTCGCTCTCGGAACGGATCCCTTGGCTGGGGACGGGTCCCTGACGTCTCCCAGATTCTTAGCGCGCAGAATATACACGCTGTCAGGAGACGACTCTAGGTATTTTAGAGAAGACTCCGCATCCCCGACTTCGGTGTAGCCGGCGTAAGAAGGGTTCGCTTCTTTGACTTTCTCTCGTGCCGTAATGAGCTGCCGGAGAGCAAGCTCAAGGTCGGGGGACGACACCCCCTCGATGTCTTCGGTAACCGAGAACGCCCGTAGTATTACGAGGTCCTCCTGCTGCATCTCGTGGTATCCTGAGGGTCCCAGTAAAAGCAGGCTTTCGTAGTTGATCGTCAACCCCGCGGAGCTGACGTAGCCCCTCACGATAAATTTTCGACCTGGTGTGAGCTTCTCTGCGTTTACTAGGATGTCTTTTATTGTTTTCATATTTTTGGATAAAAAAGCCGAGGGAGCGCTAACTCCCTCGGCTTAAGGTAAATTGTTTATCTAATCGGACTCCAGGGTTGGGTTCGGATTATCGAATGCCATAAACTCGTCCACTGGGTCGTCTTCGGCGCCTTTGTTTATCTCGCCATCTCCCGCACCGCCAGACTCTTCCGACTCGGATGCCAGCACTCCTCCCGCGTCCGTCTGTAGCGCCTCCTCAATTTCTTTGGGTTGCTGCGACTTTAAGGTGTCCCGGAGCTGATCGGACGCCACAGAGTAAGACGCACCGGCCTTCACGAGATGAGGCCTGAACATAACCGCGTGCATAAGAGCGCCAACACTGGCGAGCTTCTCTATAGCATCGGGGTCCTGCCGGGATACGGTGTCGTAGATATCGGGGGCCATGTCCTGATACTCGGACGACGCCAAGACCGACGCGACAGGTCGAAGCTTGGCCGACTTGCATATCAGAGCGGCCGCTACCACTCTCCCTGGCAGGTCGGCGGGGCTATCGGACGCCCCCTTTACGATCTCAATGAGGGCCTCTAGGCCTCCGGCTTCGTAGGCATGCGCCATACCGCCAGTTCCGTGCTTCGCTGCCGCGTTGAGTAAGTCGGACGTCAGACTGATGCTGGCGCGCTTTTCTGTGGCCATCTGATCTGTCACGAGTAGAAGAAACTCGTCGCCGCATTCTTCGAAGTCTTTCTTGGCCGCGGCGGACTTGGGTAAGTATTCGTCGGTGACGTCCTCGATCTCCCCAGGCCCTGACACTTGCCGTATCCGCCTTGGTCCTTTAAGTCCGGGCCTCTTGATTGTCGGGAAGGTCTTGTTGAGGGCTGCGTAAGCTACGCCCCCGGAAGCCATAGCAGCCAACAACGGAACGGCCACGGGGAAGGCGAGCACCAGATCCGAGAACGTCATCTTAGTATCCGCCGACTTTTCTATCTCAGCGTCAGAAAGCGCGATGGTCTCGTTCTGGGCCTCGTCGAGCATACGCTGCCTACGCTTCTTCATCGCGAAATTATAAACCATCTGCGTCAGAGCATACGCACCGCCTGCTCCCACGACGCCTGCAGTTAGGCCAACACCGGGCGCCAGCCAATCTTTGGCTGTAGCAGACTTCTCCTTACCTGACGGCGGGGCTTGAATGTAGAGGGTGTCGTCATTGAGTCGAGACTCGTCATTCAACTCCTCCTCTTTTTTAAGGGACTTGAGGTAGTTGACCAGAGCGACAGCAGCACTTACTCCACCCCCAAGCATAAGACCGCCGGTGGCCAACTGACTTATGAGCTCGTCGCCCCGGTCAGGGGGCGTAGCAGGCGTAAAAGTTTTCTTTAGGCTGTCGGCGGCTTGATCGATAAAAGAGGGCATGATTACAGTTTCTGGTATTGGATTTTCTCGTATGTGAGATACACCGACCACCCGCCGTTGAATTGCTGGCGCTCGTGTGTGATTATAGAGACCTGAGGGTCTAGCAGTGCGGATTTTTTCTGGATCACGTTTAGCTTCGCGAGATCTTCACCGTCTCCTAGATTAAGAACGACAGTGGTCGGTTCAACCCCGCGAAGTGATTCTGGGTATTTTGAGGACTGACCCGGGAAGGATGGCTCGTTTCCCCACGTGCTGTTAGCGGCGGGGACATCTACGATCGAATCTTCCTTATCGACGGGATCTTCCTCCGCTCTTTCCTCTAGGCGGTTCATGGTGGCAGCAACGGAAGAATCTCCCGCTGACAACTCCTTTTTTTTATCGATTACAGACGCGGCCGCCTCATGCTCGTCGAAGGAATTCATAAATTCCTCTTCCTGATTCTGCGCTACGACACTAGACGTCATAAACCTCCCCTCCCTGCTCCATGATTTTTTCGTTGCCCATGTCCTCTCTTATGTCTCGGCTCAGTTCTTTGTAAGCTCTGATCTTTTCAAGCATCTGCTCATTGCTAGCGGAAGATTGTTTCGCGTTGCGGGCCAAGAGGAACGCGAGAGCTCCAAGAGTTCCACCCCCGAGAACACCGGCGGTCATGACGTTCTTCATCATTCCGCCTCCGACCTTGTCGTGGGCGAGCGCCATGAGCGGGACGGCTCCCGCTTGTTTGGCTAGGGCCCGCTTAACGCAGTCCGTGAAAGCGTTGTATCCGGTGCTCCACTCCGGGGTGGTCGCTAGATTCTTGAACAGGAGGGCCTCCGGTGAGTTACCCGTGCCGGACGCGTCGAAGGCGGCCGCTGCGATCTTACACAGCTCCCGGTTGAACGGGGCGGCTTCCACACTCTGCATGATAGCCGCTTGCGACACGGACGCCTGAACGTCCGCGGTGTCCCTCTCGTTTACTACAAAGCCCAGGGCTGTTCCTAATTTGAAAAATGGATCGTTATTATTCATGTCTTTAACGGTAGAGTTGCCCCATACGATTATAAGATGGGCGGGGCCCTGAGGATCCTCCTCCCATCAAGAATCCTACGATACCACCGGCGATTGCTGGCAGCAAGCCTTTGGACTTAAGGACGCGCCCTATGATCGCGCCAGCCCCAGCTCCGATCGACGTCCGTATCATGCGATACAGGGCGTCTCGGTCCTGGGACTGCATCGCCGCCATACCCCGCAACATGGCGGTGCGCTCTTGCTGCGAGAGCATGAAGTCGTTCTGCACCGCCCGAATTAGAGCCTCAGTGACCTCAGCCGATGCCTTCTTGTTCATCGTCCTCTGGTTGAACTTGTGCTGACCATAGAGCGTCGCCGCAGCTCCGAGTCCGCCTCCGAGGAGCGCGAACAGCAGACCCCTACCAGTCCCGCTCCCCCCGGCGCGGCGGCCAGACCACGCACCCAGACCCCCAGCAGCGAGGGCGGACAGTAGAGCAACCGTACCTGTAGCTTTACCTTGAGACGAAGTCCCCCAGTCGTAGGCGTCGTTCAGACTTCCCACGACCGAGTCCTGAATCTGCCGGAGACCGGAGACCGGACGCTTGCGCCGATACTGCCCCGCCATAGCTTCAGCCATGTTATTGATGCGGTAGTCTTTGTCGAAAGTCTGCTTGTATTGTTTAGCCCCCAGCGTGACTCGGGAGCGGTCTGGTGCTAGTCCGAGGTAGCCATCTGGGTGGTCGAAAGACACAGAACCGCCCGGTTCGGATCTGAAGTCCGAGACGTCCCCCTCTAGGTGGCGGGGGATGTAAGGGTCAAGCTGCCCCGGGATCACTGGGGACCTCCTGACCCGTTACCGACGTGCTCGCTGTTCATTCCCGGGTATCTTGCCACCCAATTATCCGACTCACTACCCCCGTCGTCAGGGGCTGGAGTCGAGCCGTGGTGGGCGTCAAATTTTAACTCCGGAGCCTTGGACTCGCCAGAAGGTTTGGCGTCCATCTCAGCGATCGCGGACTCCCTAAGTTTTTTAATTTCCGGACTAACTACGCCTGGTCGAAGAGTGCTCACGCGCGAATGCTACCTTTTTTAAGCTTAACCCGCAAGCACTTGCGTGGCTTGGTTGCGACCTGCCGCGCCGCCAGCTGATCGCAACTTCTCCAGTTCCTGCTTCGCCGCAGCATACAACGTGGAATTCGTAGCCTCAGCCATCCTCATCTCTTCGCGATGCGAATTCGGCTGCTGCTCGTGCATGGTCTGCCACTCTACGGCTATTTCCTGCGCACGTTGCTGGATCATTGTAGGATCTGCCTGAGAATCGACAGAGTAGTCTAGACCACCACCACCGCCACCGCCGCCGCCCTCTGGCGCTCCAGCGATGCTCTGCTCGGCGGACATCATAGCCACGTCGGCCATGGACCCTTGCGCCTTCTCTTTCTCGAAGGCTGCCGATATCTCGCCGATGTCTCGGGCGATGTTTTGCTGCTCCTCGGCGGCCCTAACGGCGGCGCTAGTGGGATCATTTATTCCGACGTCAGGATAGACGTCACCGCGAGGAATTTCACCGTTGGCGGCAAGCTGCATACGCAGCTGCATCCACTCGGCGTTATGCGCCATGGCAGGTCTTTTTAGCCTTACGCTGATCGTGTCTGCGTTAAAAGAGCGTTGAAAAGTATTGGATACAAACTGGAGAAGGCCGTTCAACTGCTGATACATCCAATCGTAGTGACGCTCGAACATTCGGATAGCGTTCGGGATAGCTTCCACCGTGAGAGCCCCGCGGTATAACTCTCTCGGAAACCCAAGGCCGTCAAAGAGCGTGTCCAGGTAGACCTCGACGACGTCGTGCATCACCATCGTCTTACCATTCCCCCCACTCTCTTGATACTTAGCCTCAAATGGTAGCGCTTGGATAGACGTGGGATCTTTACGGTGCGCGGCGATGGCGCTCTTCATCGTGCCGTGCCACTTAGACATGACCGTGGTCATCACCGAGTCTCCCATCTTGTCCCCGAAGCTGGGCGTGAAAAACCGCATGGGGTGTAGAAACTCCTGGGCGACAGCGAAGTCTGCCTTCCGATATACCTGTAACTGGTAGAGAGAGTCGTAATTCCACAGTATCTCGGGGACGGCCCAGCCACTATCGGAAACACCGGTAGGGGACGGGGCCCTGAAGTGAAATATCTCACCGCCGTGGAACCTAAAGTCTTTCGACTGGGAGACAGCAGCCAAGAGACCTCGAGGAGTATTGTTCACCTCGTGCAGATGACCTCGCTTAATGCGAGACTCCATGTCCGGCGGTATGCGGTAAATGTATTGCACGGACTCTGAGTGGTGCGCCTTATCAAGCTCGCAATACCGAGGATCCAAAAATATAACGGAGAATCTATCCGGGGAGGCTGAAGGCTTGTCGCGAAAACCAAGATCCACTGTGGGGGCGCCTCGGAGTGCATCAGGGGTTCGTGCGCCCTTTTCGAGCTTCGAGATGGCACGCATGTCGGGGACATTATAAGTCATTGCTTTCCAGTCATATTTGACTAGATGCTCCGGAAACATGCTGAGGTTGTAGACTTTGAGTTGCCCGTCCCGAGTGTCCCACAACCAGCGGTCGAAGGGCTCTACGCATCTGACGAATCCGTTACCGTAGATGGCCCACTCCATCCCTGCCTGCTGCATCTTAGAGAAGATTCCTATCGTCTCGGTTAGGCACTTCTTAAGTTTATCTTGCTCGTCCTTATCCCCGGCTTCCTCAAACTCAATGTCCGTAACAAAGTAAGAAACCACACGACTACAAATAGCTCCGTAAAGGCGATTTACGCGATACAGGTATAGGCACAGATCCAACGTAGACTTTATGTCCGAAGGGAAAGTGGCCGTGGACGGTAACATGAAAGGGTCCCCGTATTTATCGGGCCCCTTCATGAATGCGGAACTTACAATAGACATGTCTAATTTGAATTATACCTGTTCCTTTTCTGCCTCGGCGCGCGCCCTGTCGAAGTCCTCGACACCGGCCGATTTCTCTAGTCCCACCACGGCCTCGCCGTTCTCATCGACTCGATCGCTGGTAGAGCCAGACACGGCGGAGGGGGTTCTCTCATTCAGCACGCCAGATTTTTCCATGCGGCTAGTGTGAGGTAGAAAGCAAAGCAAGTCAACTCCGGGGTACATGGTCAGAGGTGCCTCTAGGCAAGTGACCTGTATACTTCCGGCGTAGCCCAAGAAGCTAATCTTGCATGTTGCGCCAGGGGATGGGCGGAACGTCACATCTGACGTTCGAACCTTCACGATGATTAACCCCTCCGCTACCAGTATTTTAGACGGCTCGTTGCCCACCCAGTCTACGGCGCATCGAACTTCCCCGATAGGGGTGTGGAACACGATGGTGTGCCGCTTTATGTTGTCGGGGTCCAGCAAAGAAGCTATGGCCAGCAACTCCCCTCTAGCCGGCGACGCGAGGACACGGGAGATGACCGATGGGGCCGCTTGATAAGAGGAGGTAGGTGCGTAGTCGGGGGTGTCGGCGGCGTCATCCTCGTCTAAGGTGGCGTCGTCCGAGTTGGCTAGGTTTCGTATAAAATCAGACGTAGCGTCACCCGGCGTTCGGGCGCCGCCGTGCGTTTCTTTTTCGACTAAGTCCTTGAGCGATAGAGTTGTAGAATTTGAAGACATTTTCTAGGGTTTTTTTTAGGTTGTATTCCGTCATTGCCAAGTTCGATACCTTACCCTTGAGCGGGTGCATGTGCTCTAGCCATAAGGCGTCGCCCTGCTCGCGGACAGTAAGTCTGTGTGTCGGAGGGTCGGCGGCACTCATCACATAAGAAGCTGCCGGGTGGCGCAAGCCTATACTCACCTTCTTGACGCGCCCGTCGTGGTGCTCGACCGAGAAAGCCCCGCTAAGGCCGTAACCTACGTGGGACCTTGCGACGACGTAAACTCCTAAACGCGACGCGTTCTCCAAGGCCCTCGGAAAGAAATCCTCTCCTATCCACGACACGAGGCCTTGACCCATCTGCCGCGTATTGAGTCCGAAGACCTGCTCCAGGGGTATCTGGGTGTAGGTGCATATGCGACGAACCCACTCAAGGGATATGCGTGCCGTGTAGGGAACGTCGTCGCCTCGCAGTATGCGCGTTGCTGTGCGAGGGGAGCACCCCAGCACGGACGCTATCTCGCTTCTCTTTTTGGTTTTACCCCTTAACGAAGCGAGAAGCTCTCGAACGGCGGCCGCCGACTGAGACGCCGTGGCCATCTTAGACTTGTAGTGTCTGGGACGCCTAACTGATGCGGACATACCCACACACTAGGACCCCCCGCGAATGGCCGAGCGAAATCCCGACACGTTCTTGTCACGGCGCCCAGACTGGACGCTGTGGCTCTTGATGATCTTATTACGACGAGCCTCCGGCATGTAGGCGACGGAGTCACCGACGCCGCGAGCGCGTGCGGATATGATTTGTTCTGCGGTGGGTGCGGTGTTCTCTTTGGACATGATCTAATCTGGTAATTTTAGTGTTTTGCCCTGTAGGTCGGTAGGGCTTACCCAAGATTTCTTACCCGTGCGACGGTCGAGAAGCAACTGATAAATTTTACCATCGGACCCGATACGAGTCCCGTAAGCCAGTCGAACATCGATACCGGCCTTCTCAGAGTTGCCAGTCCAGTAGCATGCCGACTCGCAGCTGTCCCTGACAACCAAACGACCCCCCGGGACTGAAGCGCAGTAAACTAGACCGTCGTGATGCTCAGTGTGCCAGTCGTCGCCCGACACTCCGACGTGCGACACGCCCGATAGGCGAGGCAGCCACACGGGCAGTCCGTATAGTTTGCTTGCCGCTAGGACCAGCTCCTCTCCGTCGTTTCGATATAAATTTCCTATGACCCTGTGATTAGGCGTCACGGCCATGCGGACCTCGCTGTTCTCGACCACCAGAAGCTCTCCGGTGTAGTGCTCTCGCACGACACGCTCCGCGCGGTGCCACTCGATCTTATCGCTGCTCCCGCACGCGAATACTTCCGAGTCCTCAACGTCGCACCAGGGAACCCACCCACGCTCAGTGAATACCTCACTCTCCCCTGTCAGACACTCCGGTCCGGCAATGGTATCGATGAACCCAAACTGCGAAGCGCTAACAGCCTGCATGTCACCCGTAATAGCGTTGGGATCCCCGATGCCTCCGGGGCCCATTTTAGTAATTCGACGTTGCTGCTCCAAGATGTGCATCGGGTTAATCTCCTCCAGCGCTGGGACCAGGGGGTTACTTGTGATGTAGCCGGTCGTGTATTCTCCGAAGGTGTCCGGACCCATCGGATTCAGGTTCTTCGCGCGAGCCACGCGCCCCATCATCTTTCGTAGGACCTTTCCGTGATCCAACTTAACCCTCTCGGACATCAGTTGATCCACCATGTAGATGCGATCGTTGGGTAGCGAGTCTCGGTCATCAGTCTCCGCCAGTCCCCGGTTGACCGCTAGTAGCTTCTCCGACGCGGCAAGTAGACCGTCCACGCCGATAGACGAGTATGTTTCAAACTCGTCGTCGTCGGCGATATACTGATGTCTCTGTTTTGATTTGGTGGTCATTTTAAATCTTCGGGCTGTATGTATCCGTCTAGCGCCATCGCCATGAGTGCCCGGGGTGTAGGGACGCCCTCCTGCATCTCGGCGCCTCTCTTGCCCGCTTTTAGGGATAGATTGATGGCGGCGTCGTCGTCGAAGTCGTGACGGTTCATGAACCACTTCACGAACTCCCCTCGGCGATACTTCTCCATCTCTTCTTCCACCTGCAGGGCTTTGTCTCCCGGTAGCATCTTCAGAGGGTCAATGCCCCAATTACGTAGCGCGAAAGCCCGTCGGGGCGTTGGCTTCGCTACGAATTGGGCACCATGCCGCGCCTTAAAGGACTTCCACCTCTTCTTCTGATGTTCGTCCGTCTCCCCGCGCTGCCCGTCGTGGTATTTCTCATACCATTGCAGCCAACCCTTCTGGTTTTCGTCGTCTAGCCAGTGCTTGGGCCACTCGCGCATCGAGGCGAGCTGAGGTCCGTGGTTGCCGTAGATTGAGTTGTACACCTCGCGCATCCCGTTCGGCTCAATATCGGGCTCGAATCCCGCAGCTTTTTCGACACCATCAAAAAACCCCACCCAGTCGTCGGATACCTCGTCGGGAGACATGTCCGGGGCGAATGTCGCGGACGATCTCTTAATCATGTCCTGCGCTATTTGTATGACGGCTCCGGCCCTCCGCCAACTGGCGGCCTTCTCCTGGCTATACAGGTTGGGTAGGTTCCTTCGCATGATCGCGTCGGACACCTGCGCCCTGTCCATAGCCGCTCGAATGGCTGCTACCTTTTCGTCAAAAGGAAGTCCTTCGTCACGCTCCCACTTGGGAACAGACTTGCGGTAGGCCCGCGCGAGTGCGTGCTTTGAATATTTCGACTTGTTGGACGCAAGTATCTCCGGTCCCCACCTTCGAGAGAGCTCCTCGTCGGTCACTCCCAAGTCTCGAAAGATGGAGTAGGCGTGCAGGTCTGAGGATCCTATCTTTAATCTGTATTGCGCGGTGGTGGGTTCGAAGGACACTCGCATCGCGGAGCCCGTCCCCGGTCTCGTATTGAAGTGATTCTCGAGTTCCCCGTTGGCGCGCCTCCTGGCGTAGGTCCCCGGGAGAAGTCTAGACTGCGACACCGGACTAAACTCGCTCCCGTTGTTGATGAAGGTGTTACGCTCCGTTAAGTAGGGCACGCGGGCCAAGGTCATGTTCTTCTTCGTGTCGAGGACCTTGTTGGTCTCCTCGTCCACCAACCTGACGGTCCCGCGGAGTCGGCGATGCAACAGGCTGTCAGACGCCTTGGCCTCTGCCTGATCTTTCAGGGAATACTCCTCCTTGTCGGTATACTTGAGGTCGACCAATTCTAGACGCACTCCGCCGTAGGAAAACCCGTTTGCGTAACGGTCCATGGATTTCATTATGCCAGACTCTAAGGCCCTCCGCGTGGCGGTCGAGTCCTCTGGGTCACGTAGAGTCACCCCCGGGGGCGCTGATGGTTCGTCTTCCGGTATCACACCCAATGTATACCGCGACCCCGAGGGGTTGGCAACACCGATGCGTCATGCGAGCATTTTCTTAAAAAGGTCACCGGCGCCGCCCCCTGAGAGAATCCAAGAGACCAAGCCAACACCACCCCCGCCACATATTCCCCCACCGGCGACGACAGTAGGCACAGAGCCAACAGAACCAACACCGCCCAAGAAATGAAGAAAGAGAGCAAGATTTGGGCGATACGGAATGCTTTTTTAGGTCGTTTTTCTCCGGTCACTTAACCCAGAAAGCCCGGCCAATTCAATGGTCCGAGCGGGCTTGGGTTGGTATTGGCTACAGTCCCCCGTCAGAGTCGGGGACAATCTGCTCCATAATTGAGAGCAATAGATTCTCGGAAATCACTCCGTCTCGATACGCCTCGGAAATCTTAGCGTCCCCGACGATTATGCAATCTGACTTCTGATCTGGCATCACCATTAATGGGAGCCCGAGCAGAGTTGAAATAACTGGTGATGTTTCGGTTGTTGTTATTGATTCATATCTCACGACATTCATCGCTGAAGAACTTAAGAAGTAAATTCCTTTACGTTGGGGGATGTCGGCGATTTTTTGAATCATGTCCGAAATGATATTCGGAGTAAGTGCGTCACAAGGAGATGAATCCAATTTTGTTTTACTCATGGTTTATTTTTATCTTTCGGTGGCAGGATGGAGGAGTTCTCTCTAAGATTCCAGAAGTGCCCCGCTCCTTGTTCATTGGTTTCTAAGGTGCAGTGGCATTTCGTGCATCCAACGATGCAACTGGTGCGACGGTTTCCCAAGCGTTCAATTTTTGCCTCCCCACCGCAAAACGGACACGGCAGGAGAGAACAAGACGATGCAAAACAATCGCCAAGGCAAACGCTATGTGATCCACACGCGGAGGGTGTGGGGCAGTCTTTATGTGGATCGAAGTCACTCATGGCGATGTTTGATCTTGGTTGTTCATCAAAGATGGCCAGTTGTCGGGATTCACAGCAGCCCACCAGATTACTTCTTCGGGGCACACGCCGGAATCGTCAAACGTGCCATCAAGTAGATTCAGGACCGAGTAGTGTTCATCGCATGACGTATCGACGAGGATTGTTTTCTCTCCGTCGCTGTATTTTACGATTACTAAGATCCTTTCGCCGTCGCCCCAGAAGTAGCTTTCAGAATCGAAGTCTTCGTGCGCTGGTCCTTTACGCCATTCAAGCGGCTTCCTATCTGCTTCGATTGCAACGCTTTTCTCTTCATTCCTAGAATTGAGGAGCGCGGCTACCATAGTCGAGAAATGTGACCCTAAAAAGTCAGCTTGAATCTCTTCTCCATTCTCTCCCATGGTAAACGAGAGAAAGCCGGGAATGTGCCCCGTGTCTGTGCAGTGGTCAGTCCAAGCGTCTTGGAGTGCCTCAGATAAGTCATCCTCGTCAATGAAGAGATCGCTTGATGTAGTCGTGGTTTTCATGTTCATGATTTGTTAATTTTTTCGATAAAGTCAATTTGTAATTCTTCAGGCTCGCGCTTATTAATCAGCGTGGAATATAGCAGATGCCAAGCATTGATTGGGGTGAATTCTTCCCTCATGGTCCAGCTCCCGCATCGGTGGGGTTGGGCTGACTTTGAGCGTCTCTACGGCGTAATGGATCTGGCACCCCGCTATGAACATGGATCCGATTTGAACATACCAATTTGTTGACCCGCGGTTAGTTTTTATTCCGAGGGTTTGCTCATCAGACATGACCGCTTTTATGGTTCCAAATACGGCTCGGTAGCTTTCCCCGTCGGGGGCGATAAACCATTCGTCTGTGGTTATTAGATATTTTTTTCCTATAGTCGGTTTCATTTCACCAGCAATGCCCGGCCAAGTCAATGGTCCGGGCGGGTTGGTGGTGTTTCCTTAAATTAAGTCATGACGTTAGGGTCAATTCCATCTACCCAAAAGGTTCTCGCTTTAGATACCTGGGAAAACCCGACACACATCAGGATTGAAAAAACCTCTCCTTCATGAGCTGAAGCTAATCGTTCAGCCTCGATCCGAGCACTAATAATCGTTTGGTGGCGGACTTGTGGCGATGTCCCCCCTTCGCGCAAGACGTAGTAATATGTTGTCATTTCGCCAGCAATGCCCGTCCAATTCAATGGTCCGGGCGGTTGTAACTGTCCGACGCTACGGACCCTCTTAGGGCCGAAGGTCAGGGGAGTTCGCATCAGAAACAACGACCTCCGCCTTGAGTAGCTCGACCGTGTTCCTGAATGCGCGCTCCAACATCTCTGGCGTCATCTCCAAATCATAGACGCTACCGCTCCGCGCCATCCCTGCCATCACGCAGTCCGATATGTATTCGATCACGTCGAGAAGATTCACATCCTCTGGCACTCCGTCCTCTTGTCCGAGATGGTGTCGGTGAATCTTTCTATGATTGTCCCACCATCCAGTTTTCTCGAATCCTGTGATGAAGTCATCATGGAACCAGTCGATTGCCGTTAGCTTGTCGTAGTCGTGCTCCCCAGCGGCCTCGGTGAGTTTGCCGATGAAGAACGCCATGGCTTTTACTACGTCGCCGATATGGGTGCGACTGGAAGCTAAAAGCGTTTCCTTGGTGGTGTTGGCGTAGTCGCAGGTCCGTGTGTCTGCGGTGGCGGATTTGGTTATTGGTATCATAAAGGGTTTAGGTAATTCGGAAGAATGCGAACAAGTCGGCGCTGGCAACAGATGCCAGCGGTGAAGTTTGGTTAGGAATCGGAGTCGGCTCCCGCTGGTAGCGGTGCCACACCTTGGACGTTCTCCATAGAAATAACACAATGAAAACCACCCAAGAAGTCTACGACGCCCTCGTGGCATACATGAACAAGTTCACCGAACCAGCGAGTTCCTGGTATGCAGGAATTGCAGCCGATCCACGGGACAGATTGTTCAGCGATCATAATGTTAATGAAACGAATGGTCAGTGGGCGTTCGATACATGCTCAACAGACACTGACGCCAGAGCTGTCGAGGCCGCCATGTTGAAGCTCGGCTGCAAGGGCGGCGGCGGTGGCGGCGACCACACGACCAAGAGTTGTTATGTCTATTTTATCACCAACTCGACCGTCGAGTGATGGGCACGGAAACTCATGCGGGTGATTTTCGGCTGACATGACCTCGCCTGTCTCGACATCCACTGTCTCGATCCGAACAGATATTCTAGTTTTAATATTCATTTTGTTTTTAGCGGTCTTGCATTCCGAACTCACCACTCAAAGGCAGGTGACGCCTAAGAAAATTAAGAAGGAGAACAAGACGGTGGTGGACAACCGCCACCAGCCCCACTGTTTACATGATCCTGCGTAGCCACAACCTCAACCCTGTTTTCGGAGTCGGCTCCCGCTGGTAGCGGTGCCACACCTTGGACGTTCTCCATAGAAATAACACAATGAAAACCACCCAAGAAGTCTACGACGCCCTCGTGGCATACATGAACAAGTTCACCGAACCAGCGAGTTCCTGGTATGCAGGAATTGCAGCCGATCCACGGGACAGATTGTTCAGCGATCATAATGTTAATGAAACGAATGGTCAGTGGGCGTTCGATACATGCTCAACAGACACTGACGCCAGAGCTGTCGAGGCCGCCATGTTGAAGCTCGGCTGCAAGGGCGGCGGCGGTGGCGGCGACCACACGACCAAGAGTTGTTATGTCTATTTTATCACCAACTCGACCGTCGAGTGATGGGCACGGAAACTCATGCGGGTGATTTTCGGCTGACATGACCTCGCCTGTCTCGACATCCACTGTCTCGATCCGAACAGATATTCTAGTTTTAATATTCATTTTGTTTTTAGCGGTCTTGCATTCCGAACTCACCACTCAAAGGCAGGTGACGCCTAAGAAAATTAAGAAGGAGAACAAGACGGTGGTGGACAACCGCCACCAGCCCCACTGTTTACATGATCCTGCGTAGCCACAACCTCAACCCTGTTTTCGGAGTCGGCTCCCGCTGGTAGCGGTGCCACACCTTGGACGTTCTCTGGGGAAAATAAAAGACCTGACATCAAGACCGGAACGTGACCGTTGCCCGAAAATAGCGTCGAGTCCCCGGGTGCGTAATCATCAAACCAAACGCACAGACCGCGCTCGGGGTGATCATATATCTCTATTGGTTGCTCGCCGTCGTAATCCCTGCCGTCAGCGTTCGAAACTGTCCAGAAACCAGAGAACAAGGCATCGCTGCCAATGACTACCGCGTCGGAGTTATTGGCGATTTCGGAGTTATTTTGCGCGGTATTCATGGTAGGATTTAAGCGTTCGCGCTTAGAACCAGCGCCAGTTTTGAGGCATCGTTTGCCATTCAAATCTCATTTGCTTTGCCGCACAACCGCTTGGCCGGTATGCTGGGTCTTTTGCGTAAACTGGGTGGGGTTTAATCGCCAGCCTCCTCACTAAAAGCCAACGGACGGAGCGAACAAGGCGATGATGATACGCCCTTAATCGTTGGAACTTTTGGGGCGTGGCGGTAGTTGGTGGTGATTCTTGCGTGTTCATCGATTCAAGTGTTGTTCCAGAAACGTGTGCTTCATGTCGTCTGACTGGTTCGCGTAAGTCAAAACCAGCTGCAGATCGGCCTCGGCGGACCTAGCCTTGTCGTCGAGCCGTCGGAATGCCTCCGCCGGGATGTCATCGGGTGACAGGCCCAGCCTGAGGGGCTTTGAAGTCGACGGCCTAACCCACTCGATCTTACCGTCGCTGCTCATCTTACGCAGATGGCCGGCTACCGTCTGGGGCGCCCGACTGAGTTGCTCGGCCAGCTCGTCCAAGTTTATCTGAACCCACCCGTCATCCCCTTCCAATCCGATATCATAAATGGCGTCTCGCGCTTTCTTGTCCGTAGGAGTGAGGGACGGAATGTTCTCAGCGAAACGGACGCGTGACTTGCGTGCGGCACTCTCGTCATTAATGAACATGCGTTCGCCGTGGCAGAAAGCCATTATCGACTGCACCGCGAATGTATCGACGCCAGCTTGTCGGGCTATGTCGTCACGCTTCGCCGTAATAATACCGCTGGATCCCTCGCGCATACTCTTGGCTGCGGCCCAGAATTTCCGTATGTCTTCCTGGGACGGACTACCGCATCGGATGAAGTGTCGCTGCGTGCGAACGCCCTCCTTGGTCGGAATAATCGTGCAGAAAGAATCCGCACCGTCCCGACCTGCGCGCCCGAACTCTTGCGTGTAAGCCACTAGCGTCCCTGGTATGTCGAAGTGGACTACGGACCTAATGTCGCCCTTGTCTACGCCCATACCGAAGGCGCACGTGGCTACGATGATAGCGTCCGGAGACGCCATGAACTTGTCCTGCTGGTAAGTTCGATCTTTCGTGGACATCTTTCCGTGGTAGAACAGGATGTCCCGATCTGTGTAAGACTGCAGGGTGGACGCGTAGAGCTCCACGCGCTTTGTAGTGGACGCGTAAACAATCGTCGCCCCCGGGCAGTTCTCAAGCAACCATTGATACTGGTCGGATTGATTTTCGGTGAATAGGGACGACAGGTGCAGGTTAGTCCGTCTCGGGTAGTGGTAGATTAACTCCGCCCCCTCGATACCAAGACCGGCTCGGCATTCAGCCTCAGCGTCGGACGAGAGCGTAGCTGAGAAAGCTGCGACAACTTTGGGAGCGACGTCCTGAATCATGAGGCCCGCGGACTTATAGCCGGGACGGAAGGTGTCGGCCCAGTCCGCGAATGTGTGGCACTCGTCGAGGGCTACGAAATCAGGAGGATACTGTCGCACCACGTTAGCCCACTCCGGGTTGGCGAATCGCTCCGGGGAGACGAGCATAAACTGCAGGTCGCCCGCCGCCCAATCCCGGAGGACCGAAGCGTTGTGCCCGTCAGTCTCGGCGCTGGATATCGTCGCAGCGGCCAGTCCTTTGCGCTGCATCGAGGTTGACTGATCCCTCATCAGGGCGATAAGCGGGTATATGATGATAGTCTTCCACCCCATGCACAACGTGGGGACCACGAAGCATGCGGACTTACCTAAGGAAGTCGGCAGTATCACCACGGAATCTCGGCCCGTCATGATGGATTTGACCGCGCGGTCCTGACCTGGTCGGAGGCTTTCGAACCCGAGTTGATTCAGGACGTAGGGCATCTTCTTCATACCCTCTGCATATGCTTTCACTTGACCCATGGTAGCGACTTCTTTTCTAGATTCGATCTTGATGTCTTTCGACGATGTTTTTTTTACAGCTGGTGGCATGATGATAATTGGACTGCGGTTACGACGCTAGTTCTTCCGTCTTCGGTGACTACGGTGTGGAATATCCCGCGTATGGGGAGATTCCACACCGACCTGATGAACGGTGTGTCTCGTTGGCTCGAAGCGGCAACGAGCCATATGGCGTCTTTGCCGCTTCGCTGCGTGTCTTTTACGACCCACACTTCCCCGGACGAGCACAGCATCTCGTCAACGAACTCGGAAACCATTCCCGGCTTAGAGTTCATGATGCTGTTGGCGACATCCACTTCCCAGGCATACAGGCCGACAACTTCGGACACGAGCATACTTTGATACGGGGGAATTCCGTCCATTTCTGAGTAGCGCTCGCATACTTCTTCAACGGTCTCTAGAGGGGACACGCCGAGTATGGAGGCTAGAGTGCGGGCTACTCCGGTTCCGGAGGCCTTCACTACCTTGGGTGTTATTTTCTTACGTGGTGGCATTACTGTATTGTTGGTGGCTTCTCCTCTGCCTCTCCCTGCTCGTCTGCGGTCGCCTCAACTAGCCCCTCGACCATACCGGCAATCTCGTCGAGATCGTCGTCATCTTCATCCGGTGGCTTTTCCTCGTCTACCGGCTCCTCGTAGCCTTCAATGCCGAGCGCTGCACCGACGAATTCCAACTCGTTCGGGTTTGCGTATAGAGCGGCGTACAACGCCTCGTCGGTGACGGCTACGCATCCAAGCACGTCGCACGTGTAGCGGGGACCTGCGGACATGTTGGCGGTGTTGACGGTCGTCCCGAGAAGTCCGCGCTTGACCATAAACGAGGCAAACCCGGGGGCGTAGGACAACGGGCGCCCGTAGGTTTCCTTGGTGTCTTCGTATTTGTCATAGTAAAGCGCGAAGTCGCACTGTCGGAGCTTTGCCCCGTAGCTATTCTTGATCATCGTCAGGCGGACGTTCTGCCCGTATGTGAGTTTATCTCCTGACTTTTCCTTAATGTCCCCGACGCCCATCAGCGTGAACCTGTAGGCGCAGAACTGACGGAACGCCCGCCCGCCGATGCGCGTGTCGTTTTTAGTCTCGGAAGGTGTCATGAATGAAGGTAGGGATTTCTTCATATCGACGCGCTCGTTCTGGTGGTTTACGTAGATCATGACGCAGTTATACTCATCCATGAACTCTCCCATCTCTCGCTTAGTGACCTGAGCGTGTTTTGAGTGCCCCATATTGGACCCAGAGAGGGCGTCTTTCGGCGCCTCTTTCTTAGCGTTCGCCGGTAAGCCCCAGCTTGATCGACCCACGGCCTCCGCGGAAGACTTAAGGCTGGACCAAGGGTCGACCACCACGAATATGGGGTTGCCCTTCGTCTCCGGGTTCTCGTCGCATCTCTTGCGAAGCTCGGGAACGGTTTGCTTGATCGTGTTGTCACACTCGACAAGCTGTCGGGCGCTGGAGAACTCGATAGTATTCAGGAGAAGCGCGGCCGTCTTCTTGTTTTTGTGCAGGATCCTGGAGATGTGCTCCGGCTTCATCTGTTTGTTCTCGCACTCGATATAGAGGGAGTAGCAGCCCATCATGGACGCCCTCCCCAAGAAGTCGAATATCCATGTGGTCTTCCCTACGGAGTCTGGGGCTACCATCTCGATGGCGGTAGGCGTGCGCAGACCGATGCATCCGATGACGTTCTGCATGCCGATCTCCTCGAACGGAAAAAGTGTCTTACGTAGCATTGAGGGCGTGTATAAGCGGACGGGCCGCTTGGCGGACCTCTCGTTCAAGATGTCCATCGTTTTGTTCACGTTCTCCGCCATGCTGTGCAGAACTTTTCCTTGGTTATCGGACGTTATGCGACGCTTGATGGTTTGATTCTTGGAACTCAAAAGGTCGGGTTTGTAGGACGGTCTTTTCTTGGCTGCCTTTTTGGCTGCCTTTTTAGCGACCTTCTTGGCTGCGACCTTTTTAGCGGCTTTCTTAGCGGCTTTCTTGGCGGGCACCCTCTTGGCTACCTTATCGTTGGCTGTCTTATCGTTGGCTGCCTTAATGGTTTCGTATATCTTCAATGAGATTTCCGCTGATGTGGCGGTGGTTTTATTTTCCTCCGGCTCCTTTTCTGAAGTCTTTTCGTTTTCGTTCATAGTAATTTGAGATGGGTAAAAGTTAGAAAAGGCCGAGCAGCGGGGCTGCTCGGCCTTTGGTAGTAGAGTGCGTGTGCGCTCTCTTGTGTTAGTCCAGGAGTAGGATCACCTCATCAAGGAGAGGCTGCGGGACTTGGACGGATGCGTCTCCTCCGGTTACTTCGTAGACACGGCGTGCCCAGCTATCAACGGACGCCTTCACGTCCTCGGAGAGTGCGGCGTAAGCGTCGTCGTCAAACGGGTTGCGGCGGATCTTAAGGATAGCATCCTCCGGGCTTTCCTGGTCGGACCCGCCCATAGGCGGCGGTGTGTCCTCCATAGCAGGTGGCGTGTCCTCCATGGGCGGCGGTGCATCCTCCGTAGGGCGTGCGATCTCAAACAGACCACACACAGCGATACCTACCCAAGTGGACCCGTCGACGCAAACTTTGTAGTTGTCGGCTTTCCCGGATTCGTAGACTTGCTGTAGCTCAGCGCAGGTGCGCTTCTTGGGGGCCTCACCTTTAACGCCGGACCAATACTTTTCGCCGCTTTCCTTAGCCGGGCCAGGATCTGGGGATCTCTCTACAGGAGCTGACGCAGGCGCTTTGTCCACGGGGGCCCCTTGCGCGGGGACGAAGGATTCGGACGCCCCGCCTGTAACAGCGGAAAGCGGATCCACGAAGCTCGCCGCGGGCTTAGACGCCGCGGGAGAGTTAGAGATCAACGAGCGCTTGCGGCGCTCAGGAATTTCACAGCGATGCCCGCACGCCTCTCGGATCATCTCCGTAGTGACCTCCTCCGCGTAGCTGTTCACCATGTATTCCACTTGTTCCTCGTAGGTGGGGAAGTTCCAGTTGTTCGGGTCGCACAGCGGGAAACGCTTCGCGAGGACATCATCCGTGATGGTCGTCTCCTTTGGACGATCGTCGAGGTATCCCCGAGACTCGGTCAGGCACAGCACGTTTGTCTCCGTGTTATCCTTGGCGTCAACCTTGAATTTGGAGACGTGAAACGGAAGCGCCTTCTTAGGGTTGGTGGGGTCTCCGATGAGATAGCGCGGGTAGTTCGGATCACGAGGCTGCGCGTTACCCTCGTGAAGCCATCTGAGCTGCTCCACGACGTAGGAGTGCGCCGTGCCGGTGTAGAGAAGGACCTGCATACGCTTTTCCTTGTTCTTGTTGTCGCTCCCGTAACCGAGAGAAACGTATCGCGACGATCGGTTGGGAACGAGAGCGTCGGTGCGAGCGTCAGGCTTGGACAAGAAGAAATCTTTCTGGTCTTTGGTGAACTCTTTGTGAAACCTGACCCAGGTTTTGAGATCGTCGAATGCGTCCGCCAACTGATCGCGACCGCATTCGCCTCCGCCGATCATGTTTCCTCGGTTCTGAGGGGACAGCCAGTGCTCCTTTTTCTCACCCAAGAACGGGTAGACGATGAGGGGGACCGCCCAAGAAGACGGAGCGAAGTGCCTGCCGTCGTGCGCATCGGTGACATCAGTCCAGCACGGAGCGACGGATGTAGGGAAGGCCTGGTCCTCGGTGTCTAGGTTGTAGTAGTCGTGCGAAGGGAGGATGATAGTGTCAAGCTGTTCCTTTACGGAGCCGGCGCCGATCATCTCGATGCTGTAGCCGAGTCCACGAAGTTTCTTTGAGAGCAGCGGGCGATAGTCGCCCTCTCCCCAGATCTTAGTTTCGTCGGTGATTGGAATAAATTTAGCCATAGTAGTATTTTTTTTAGATGGAAAGGGCAGACGTGAATGTCCGCCCTTTCCGGTTGTTTTGTTAGTCTGATTCTGAAGCGATTGCCTGGGCGTCGACTGCCTGCGAAGAGACCGAAGCAGCCTTAGCTCCGGGCTTTATGCGAACCTCCATTGTGTTCACGCCTACGCTTACGACAGTTCCGGATGATCCGATCTTTGTTCCGGCCGCGAATTCGGTCTCGGCGTTGATCAAAGCGTCCAGGTCTAACACGAGCTTTTGCAGTAAAGACGCGGTCGTGTTAGGTGGGGTTTTAGTGATGCGACAGACCGCACCGTCTAAGAGCCACTCGACGACTACGGTCTTGTTTTCGACCTGCGACAAGGCCACCATTTTGTGCGCTAGGACATTCTTGGGTATGATATCGATACCGATGGCCCTGGCTTTATCGTTGTCGTTGTTGTTGAGGTGCACGTTAAACTGGTGCTTCAGCAAAATGTCCAGACCGTCGGGGGCCTCCCCTTCTTCAGCACTACCCGCCGCATACAAGAAGAGCTCTTTTGTAGTCGGGTAGTGACACTGGTCGCTTCGAACGTTCGCAAAAGACAGGAGCAGGGTCACAGCTCCGGTTTTGCGATTCTCTCTGAATTCAGGAGCGGTGATGCGCTGAGCTAGCATGCGCTGCGCTGTCTTTCTTGGTTTAATGATCATTACGATGAGAGTCCTTTTCGAACTCGGATCGTAGATTGTCAGCTTCCTTAGAAGCATTCAAGTGTTTTTGTTGAATTTCCTCAACTAAATCTAAGTTACGACGAGTGGGTATGCGACCATCCCGACAAAACCTCTCATGCTCAAGGATAGGAGTAGACACTGCGGCCGAGTTGCACTTCGGGCAGTCTGCTATGTGGTAGTGACGCATTCTCTCAAACACGAAGCCAGTTTTCTGCCTGCCGGGGGTCATGAAACCCATGAGAGACTTGCACCCAACGCACACTATGCGAGGCATGTTCTCAAACTCGACTCGGCATTCCAAGCACATGAGCTCCGGGTAGTTCACGATCCCGCTGTACCAAGGCCTAGTGCTCTCGGTCACGTTCAGCTGCTTACCGCACAAGCACGAAGAGTAGCTAGACAGGTTATTCTGGGGGGTGCTCAGCTGCTTAAGCATCTCGGGCGTTACTGCGGGGAGGTCCATGCGTGCACCTTAATTCGCGCTAGGTAAAGAAGTCAACAGCGGGAGAGTTGTAAGCTCTCCCGATGTTGGATATATTTGGTTGGTTGGTTGGTTGCGCCTAACTGTAACCAGTCAGGCTCGCTACGAAGGCAACGCCTCCGAGACACGCAATGGTTGGTAGCCAGGATACGGCCACGGAAGCGATACCGCCAAGAGAGGCGGCGACGGCGGTGGCCGCGAAGGAGACTGCGCATACAAGGAAGGCCGCAAAAGCAACCGCCGAGAGCGCACAGACGAGCATCATAAGAATGTCCATATCAAATTATTATGACGCAGTCGTAGTCGTAATTGCACGTCTACCTTCCGGCGAACATCGTGATGTCCGCGCAGTTCTCCAGCATGTTGTGCTTAGCCGACGCCGGGCGGTAATCCCGGGACTCGAGTTCTTTCTTCTCTGCGCCCTTTGGTGGGGTGGACCATTTGTAGACGATGTCCGTGTCGATGGAGAACTTCAATAGCCGCCCATCGTAGTCCCACGTGTTGTGATCGCACATGTAAACCTGGTGCAGCCTGGCTACTAGAAAGCGCTCTTCCGGCGGGCACATCGTAACCACAGAGTCATACAGGCACGTCATGCCGCGCGCTTGTAGACCAAGACGCCGGTAAGCCTCCCCCAGCATGCGGCAGGCCCTAGCGGCGGTAGCTCCAACTGACTCCTGCAAAGGGTAGTTACGGAGCTCGCGACCCATCGACGACTCTAGTGAGTTTCTCACCCTCCAGTTAACACCAGACCCAGCGCTATGCGTGAGGCAGTGGCGTATGCGTCCCGACTTCGCACGATACATTCCGTGCGTCTTAGGTATGGCTGCCATCTCTTGCATGAACTCCGTAGCCCTAGGCTGCCGGGCCTCAATCATGTCGAGCCCCTTATCGCCAGTTCCTGGTTCAGGTTTGATGCCCGTGTCGGACTCGATCTTTCTTTCGATAGACCCGGCCGACGCGCCGTAAGCGGCGCTGTTCGAAACAAGAACTCCGGAACACGTAAACCTGTGTCGCGGTCCAGCATCTAGGATATCATACGTTTGCGCTTTCCCGCAGATGAACGCGCGACACGCCGCGTCAAGGTCTCCGCGCCCGACAACCTGCGCCTTTTTGGAATTTCTGGAAACATCGGGCAAGATGCTGAGCGGGCCAGCGGACCTGACAAGCGTAAGCGATCTGGCGCAAGCCTCTTCTAGCCTGCACTTACCGATTTCTTCCGTCCAGACTTCGTGCAGCCTTGTTGCTCGAAGTCCTTGATACTTGATGATTTCTTTGACTCCTGTATTGACGACGCCCCCATGACTTACCCACTCGACGCCGTCCCATAACAGATCGTCAAGAGAGACCGACTGCAAAGCTACGACGCCACGGTCGCGGGTCAGGACTTCAGAGTCCTCCGCGACGCAAAACCCAATAGCCTTGGCCCCGGTCCTCTGCACCTTCTCGTTCATCATCTCGCGACCTTTATCGAAAGTCGCTTCGGCAAGAGACCAGTGGGTGTCATACTTGGCTTTCTTCAGATTGCCAAGTGAGTCGCGAGCCAGCATGTCTTCAGTGACAGGTCCCAGCTTCTCCCCGTCTTTCCAGACGTTCATGATGAAGTCTGGGTCCCGCGCCTCGACGGGAACGGGAGACTTTTCAGAAAACCCCACGCGTACCGACGACGCGCCGTAAGGGTTGTCGCTGTTCAGGTAAGCCCAGTCCGGGTCAGGCTCATACAGGATGCGCATCAAATCCGCGTCACCAGATATGATAGCGAGCGCGAAGCTCTCCGCAGCGCTGTAGTCGCTCTCCACAAAGACCATACCATCCGGTGCCGTAACAACGGACCGTATAGAAGGTAAATCCTCAGGATCTTTATCCACCCATTGTAGTAGGTCTTCTGGGAGGTCACCCTCCTCGTGTGCTTCTTTTATAACTGCTCCTATAGACTTTGATATTCTCTTGTTTACATATGCGGGCCAGTTCAGCGTGTTAGGCATCCATGACCGGGTTCTCGTTGTGTTCAGCCTAGCTCGTTAAGCTAAGCCCGCCACGTTTGGTGACAGCTGCAGTTTATTTATTATGTCTGCAGACCAGACTATATCATGACCCGACGCGTGCCGGGTCCCTACTATTTCGAACCACTTGGTTCTACTCCCTTTCGGGATAGTCGTTGCACGTTCCGCCATGCGGCGGCTTCGCTCAGGATTGCCTTCGAAAAGGGTTCCCCTGAATTAAATAGGTTTGCTTTAATCATTACTGATTAAAGGGGCGAGTTTTAGACAAACTAATTCGCGGACCTCGGCAAAGGTGGCGCGATAACGGATTCGGATAAGTTTTAAGCCGTTCTCCTTGGCGTATTCATTCTTTCTTCGGTCGTGCTCTTTCAAGTTCTTAGTGTCGAAGTATGTGTCAGGTCCTTCTTGGTAATGCTGCTCCCCGTCTGCCTCTACCAAGGTTTGACAACCTGCGATGTAGAAGTCGTAGCGTAGAGGTAGGCGCTCGGACGCGCCTAGCAGTCCTCTAAGTTTAGGTTATTCACCTTACCCCGCTCTGCGGGCGTGCACACCCCGCAATAGCGCTTCTGCCGCATGACAGCGGCACTTACTTCTGTGAATGTGTTGCCGCACATCTCACAATCTTTCTCTAATACTTCCATTACAGCACCCTAAGCGGATGCTTTTGTTTGTCTACGAAAATTTTCACCCGTTTCCGTTGTTGATAGCTGACCGTGTATCCTGCCGTCACTGGCAAGCCACGAGTGCAGTCCGTGCTCCTCTGTTGTCGTATCTCCCGTCTCCGGGTCCTCGTGGCTCGACGCCTCCTTCAGGAAGGCCTTAGCGATGTTACCGACGGCGTTGAGGTCCAGCAGTTGATCCAGCGCCGACAACTGCTCCGATAGGATCGACAGCGTCTGCTTGTCTACCGCGGGGGTGTAGACCTTCTGACGTTCTGGGGGAAGCTCCAGCACCTTGTCCCACGCCATACTTGGCAGGCCCGCCGCTTTCTGGTTCGTCGACTTGATGGGTTCGAGACCTTCGACGGTAAACAACCACCTGCGCATCTGGTCCGGACTTCGGATGTTGAACTTCTGAGAGTCCACGAAATGCCGCAGCAAAGACAACCAACTGGACATACCTTTGGAGTCTCCCCCTGCGAACAGGAGCTCCTTTACTTTCTGAGCGATGGCATTCTCATCTTTTCTGGTGATGTCTCCCTTCATGTTCTGCAGCGCCTTGAAGCCCAACTCTCGAACAATGCGGTTCTGTAGCTTGTTGGCGGCCTCCTCGTGGATTCGCCTCTGTAGTTTGACCTCAAGCTTATCTCTTGCGAAGGCAAACAGAACCCTCAGGTCGTCCAGCATGGGGACGTCCACTGGTAGACCCAGCATCGTGAAGTCTGTGAAGACGTCAGTCACGAACGGGTTAAACAGGTTCACGTAGTAGTCCCATAGCGTTTGCGCCTCTAGTTGGCGCCTGATAAGCGGGTAGGCCCGAAGGGGGGCGATGACGTCCCGAGCCCCGTAAGGGTGCAGGATCGCGCTAGGGACGAAGCCGTAGCCGCCTTTTACGAGGTCTTTGTTCTTACGCTTCCACATCACGAGCGCTTGATCATACCGACCGAGGGTCGTGTATTTCATCCCGATGCCGCGCTCTAACCCTAACTCGCTCGATTCGTCACACGTCTGCTGGGCGAACTCGGTGTCCATCTCGCAGCGCTGATACACCGTGATGCCTAGCTTGTGATGCATCCACGGGGAGTCGGCAGCGTAGTGGTGCCCGATGTACTTGGCGTTGATACGAGAGAGCATGTCCGCGAGAGGAGCCCCTACAGCCTTGTAAGCTTTGGCCTCTACCTCGTGGCGACTCTCGTTTCTCCCTCGAACCGCGCGCACTAGAGCGTCCGTGCGCGACATGGCACGCCGGACGTGCTCGGCGGGAGAACAGTCATCGGCGTTTTCCGAGTGCTTGTCTATCATACGACTGAAAAAGTCACCCGTCTCCAGAAGCTGAGGTGCCGGCGTTTCTCTAGTCCAACTATGCTCGTCTCGTCTCACCCACCCCTCCTCGCCCTCCGGAGGGTCGCCGTCGGCCCAATTCTCGATTATCGCTTTCGAGATTGAAGGTTCGACATTTTTAGGAAAGGGAGGTGACAGGTCCGGCGGTAGATCCGGCGGCGCGTCCGGGTGGTCGAAGCTCCACTCGTTCTTCTCGTTACGGAACTCAATTACGACCGCGTCCCTTTCAGACCAGGCGAACTGTATTGTTCGCAGCTGCCCGTCGATGTGCGTGCGGCCGTGCCACTCGCAGTCAACGGCGAGCAGAGGGCAGCCATCGTCCGACCTTATACCGGGCCACTCGTCGGCACCCTGGGACTCGGGGCAACCGTTGGCAAGGTCCTCGATGCGCGCGATCCAGTCCTCGAGGTCTTGCTCGTTACGCAGGACCTCGTAGTTGACCTGGTCGTTTGGTATGACTCCGGTCCTCAGGATGTCTACGCGCCGAGCAATCTCCTTAAAGTCCACCCGGAACGTCTCGTAGAAGTCTGGCTTAGTGACCAGCGTGAACGGCGCGTGCATCAAATAGACGTGCGCTTGATGGTCTTCGGACCAGAACCAGCAACCGTGACCGTCTTTGAATCCGATCTTTTGATCCGACACCATGTCGTAAGCCGGCTTGCCCATGCAGACGATAATCTTCGGCTTAACGCGTCGGATTTCGTCCTCTAGGACGGGGAGGCCCCACTTCAGTATCTTGGTGGCTGGCTTTGCTCTCCTGGCCTTAGGGAGGAGCCACTTGCACACGGCAGTGAAGTAGCACGTGTCCATGTCAATCCCGGCGCGTAAGGCTACGTCCCGGATAAGCCCGGTGGACCCTTTCAAGTATTCCGCCGGCTGGTTAATGCGAAACCCGAATTTGGTCTCGGCTTGATTAGTCGCTTCGTCGTCCTCCACGGAGGCCGTCACGAACATGACGTCGTATTGCTCCTGCCCCAATACGGGGGACCGACCGGCGACGTAAAACACGTCATCGATGTGGCGGCTTACCTTCAGTGTCTTCGGGGGCGCACCGTCGTCATACGGGGGTTCGACTTCGTCCTGCGCGAACCCCCTTCGTCTGTCGCTCATGATTCAGTCTTACTCGAATTATCCCGCATGACGTTTTCCGACTTGGGGAGTTCCTCGTTTCTAGCCCGCACATACGCGCTCATAAAATTACGAGGGGGCGGGCACCCCGCGCGCAAGTATTCAAGCTCCTCCTCCTCAAATGATGAGAAGTCGAACTTCGCCACGTCGTTCTCCGCCTCTGAGTTGTTAAGCCGTTGCAGCTCGTCCTCCACCACTGAGTTGTTAAGCCGTCGCAGCTCGTCCGCGGCAGCCAACAAGCAGTGAGCGCCCTTTCGAAGGTCGCCCTCTAGGTCAGACTTGACGCGGAAGGCATATTTCATACCGTCGCATCGCCTGGCATCAACGAAGGCGTTGCCGCTCGACTCCATTTTCTTCTGGGCGTCCCAAGGAACTCCTACGCCGCTCCCGTAATGCTGGGGCGTTTCCGAGGAGGGCGCGCACTCCCCGTATTCTTCCGGGGCGACCTTTTGGACATTCTCATCAGCTAATTTCGACGAGGGCGGATGCGAGCAAGAATCGAAAATGGCTTTAATTTCGCGGCTCTTGGCCTGCTCTAACCGCTTTTGTACAGCGCGGCGGTGGTCGATGAATGCCTGGAAGATGACGTCTTCTGACGCTGACTTAATTTGTTCTTTGTTCATTATATTATTTTTTTTGTTGGCGCACTTTCCGATAGAAATCGACAGCGTGCGGATCTGTTTTCACTTCAAAGTTAGAGCTCGTAAGGACAAGTCCCCGAGCCGTTCGCAGCCTAGACATGCCGACGTAAGCCTGACCAGCTGCAAAAACAGAATCTAGGTGCACGATCGCCCTGTCCAGCGACATACCTTGAGACTTGTGGAGGGTGATAGAACTCGCTGGTATTAATGGGAACTGCTTCAGCACCGGGTAGCGGTGCGTCAGGGATTGCTTGCCGTCGATAACCACAGACATCATTTCGTCCCGGTCTTCCTTGTCGTTTCGAGTGTATACGAACCTTGGGAGGTAGATCAGGCGCGTCCCGCTTGGTTTATCTTTGTCCGGCACCTCAACATAGACGCAGTATTTGTCGTCGTCCTCTCGCATCGCCGCTGGCGGACCTTCCTGCGGCGAGCTGTCTGGTGGCGGCCCGTAGCCCTTGATGACGCCTCGGGTTCCGTTGAAATACAATCCCTTGCTATGGTTGACAGTGAAGAGCACTGGGGTCCCGATTCGAAGGTCTAAACTGTCCCATAGGTGGGAACGACTACCGACCAGCTTGCTTCTAGCCTTTGAGACCGTATCGTCCGCCCACCTCATCTGCTGCTCTAAGACAACGAAATTCGGAGGGAAGGACTTGGTCGGTGCCGGGAACCTCCCCAGGGCCTGCGCGTTAAGATCCTTGCACTGCGCGTTGTGGGAAACCAGGAAAGAGTAGTCCGGGACCTCCTCCATCGTTAGTGTCCGCACAAAGCTCTGAACGTAGGCAGGATCGACCGGATCGCCCATGCGCACCTTGTTGAGAAACTCCGCAAACTCCCTGTCGGCTTGTCGGAATATCTTCGTGAGCTCTATGGTTTGCACGTTGGCGTCAGACCACACCGGAGCGAGGAAGGCCCAGTCTGGGGCGTGGCGCGGTTCGCCCTTTTCCACGGGAGGCGCCTGACAAAAGTCGCCCACATGGATTAGCTGCACGCCGCCGTAAGGAAGGTCCTTTTCTCGAACTCGACGAAGCATGAAGTCGATGTAGCCGAGTAGGCCAACGCCGGCAGCCTGAGATACTTCGTCTAGGATCAGAACCTCCAGACTACGGAGACGCTTAAAGAGCGGCGTTCTGATTCTCGGCTTAGTCGCCAGATTGTCCGCCCAGCTATCGTAGGAAGTCTCGTAGACTTTGAGTATTCTCTCCGGTGTCAGATCTTGCGGGTGCGGCTCCATCGGAGAAAACCGAATCGTCGAGGGGAAGATTCCGAGGTATGAGTGCACTGTCCGACCTCCCATGTGACTACCGGCGATGCCGGTGGTGGCGCAGACCCCAAACATCAGACCTCGGTGGTCAAGCTCAGGTATGATGACGTTGTTGATAAGTGCCGTCTTACCGGTCCCGGCTCCTCCGGTAATAAACACGTTTTCGTGATTCTGGAATATTCGAATCATCGCGTCTCGGTGCTCATCGGTTATCTCAAAGTCCTCGGTCTGGGATCCGTAGGCCTTGAGCCTGTTCTCTAACTCCGGTGTCGATACGTTGACGCGGGTCTTTTCTCTTGCTGCGCCTGATGAACCAGCATCACGCTGGCTATCAAGGAATTTTTTTACTTCTGGGCTCATGTTATTTTGTAATGACTGTGTGTTTCGATCCTACTTTTCCATAGGTGTGCTTGACTCCTTCTTCTCGCATCCTCTTCATGGCGGAGCTCCCCTCGGACCCCTTAGGCTGCATTCCGTGAATCAAAAGAGCGAAAGATCGACCGTTACCGCGAGCGAGAGAGTCGTCGTGATCAATCTCCAGTCCGAGAGCGTCGGCCTCATCCGGGTGGTAGACGACTTTAGCGCTTCTGAGGTTGTTCCCCTCGATCATGGCGTCCCACTTTCCTCCGAGGGATGCCGTTAGAATGAGGTTCTCAGGAACAACGTCCCGGTTCTTGACCCACACGGGAAGGTTCTTGGTATAGGCGTAGAACAGACGCGTCGGATTCATCTCGGCTGCTCTTACCCAGGCTAGGAAATAAGCTTGGCTGTAGAAGTCCCCGTCCGCGTGAATGCGGATGTTCTTGAACTTTTCCTTCGGTAGGGATTTGCTAATAAGCGCGGCCATGCCCACGGTGGTTTTGGCCTTCTTTAGTCGGGCCAGGTTAAGGTCGACCGATCTTCGAACGCCGGGGAACGCGGCCTCTAGGGAAGCTGCGAAGCATCTGAACTTGGCCTTAGGACCGTCGACGAGTTTATTTGCGTCGCGGTCGAAGTGCGCCAGGCAGTCGCAAGCCCCGGGGCACGTGTAGCCGGCGGGGAGGGAGAAGGCCGCCGTGTTGCTCTTGATGAGCTTAGCGTTCTTCAGGTTAAAATAGAGGTTCTCAGGATCAGTAGGTTTGATTTCTGGGAGGTTTAGTTTGTTGAATGGATTTGACATGGTATTTTTGTTTTTATGATCCGCGCAAGAATGCTTTCTTTGCGCGGGAAAGGGTTATTTGAAATTGCGCCGGAGTCATTGACCCCAGGTCTTTACCCGCGGGTATTTGAAGCTGCAGCACTCCCAGGAGAACTGGGGCGCGATGCTTTGCTTCCATAAGAGTCTTATTAATCTTGGCGGTAGCCTCCCGTCCCGCCCTATCCGAGTCGAACGCGGAAAAGACAATGTGGAAGTTTGACGCGATCTTTGCGGCGTTGTCTTGGCTAAGGGATGAGCCTAGGATTGCTAACCCCCCGGGTCCTACGCGTGCGGCGTCGAGCGGTCCCTCGCAAAGGACAACCCAAGGGTGATCTTCCCCCGAACTTACAGTTTTCTGCATCGCGGCGTCCCACCCCATGATGCTACGGGCTGAGTGTTTAGCCGTCCGGTATTTGGAGGGTTTAAATTTAGCACCTCCCGTGGATGTAAGCTCGTCGAACGGGGCGATAGGCATCCACGGAGAAGATGGATTAGCACGCGTGTGCGTCCGGCTCCACAGGTATCCCCACGATCCTTCCCCGTCCGGTATGCACTGGAATTCTCCCGATAAACCCCCGCGCCTGGTGTCCCTCTCGACTCGCGCGGCGTCCTTGGTGGGGAAGTAACCTCCCGCGTAAGGGTGCAGCATGTATTTGATGTAATCGTTCTCTTTTTCTATGACTCGGGCCTGCCAGGTCATAGGTACCCCATCTATGATGCTGTAGAAGATGACCCGGTTCTGCGGCGTGTCTCTCCACCCACCCGGCATCCTGCGATAAAAGATATTCTTCTCGCCGTGCGGAAATTCCTTAGTGCAAAATATGCAACGAAACTGTTTCTCCAGGTCCTTGATGTCGTAGTTTCGACGCCTCAAATAATCGATAGCGGGGTGGTCGTCGGGAAGGTCCGACAACTTGATGCCTTCTCCGGGAGGTGGCGGGCACATCACTCCGGTCTTTTCGTCCTCTATCCAAAAAGATTCTCGATCAGCCCCGCCTACCTTACCTGAGACTCCGGCGTTGGTTCGAATATCTGGGTGCCTAGATTCGACCGTGCTCATGTTCAGAAGATCTTGTATCGGGAACCGGTGCGGCGACCGGCTGGACCTGGTTCGCATACAGATCGACGACCCATACTCGTTCTTCTTGCCTTGATTCAGGGCGTCCATGATCGTCGTCGGTAAGAATATGTTCTTTTTGACCTTCTGGAACTGCTCACCGACACCGGCGAGCATACTGAGATTGATAGAATACTTAGGTTCGTCTACCTCTCTCTGCTTGTGGGTGTGCAGGCATTCCGGGCACGGGATGGCCAGGTGGTAACCGTTCGCCTCCCGCGACAGAACTCCAGCGCACCCCTGCGCTTCTGTTATTCTCTTGGCCCATGACTTAATTTCGGGCGGGGCGTGCAACGCGCTTTCGTTTGTTTTTACTCCTACTTCGTCGCTCATGGTGCCTCGGGGGTTTTGTCGCTCATTTTTTCCCTGACATATCCCCAGATGCTGCGCCTGTAGTAATCCGCGCGCTCCGCCCCCTGCGTGCGTGCTAGGATCCACCTGCCGCGCCTCGCGCTTATGGTTTTTATTCTTCGGAATCCGTTACCGCGAAAGTTTTTACCCTCCGTGTCTACCACGTCGTATCTCGGCGGGTCGTAGTGCGGGGCTGTTACGCCTGCGTAGAATCCCACGGCCCAGTGGTCCTGCGGGTTTCCGTCTCTGTATTTTGTGGCGATAACGTAGTCGCCTATTTTTATTTCTTTCATGTTTTCAGTGTTTGCAGGTTTCGCCCCACGTGTTTGCGAAGCCGAGCGCGTCGGCGTTTACCCAGTTCCTAGCTTCTGATCCGTCTCTGCGCCTGCGCACCCAAAGGTTTATACCTCCATGATTCGCCGGACAGTCCGGGTCGCTGGTGATGCTCTCAATCTCATCCGCAAAGGGCCCCCCGCGAAGCTCAAGTTCTTCGCCGTGCGTCTCCATGAGTCTAGGGACGTGTTTAATCTCCTCGGGCGTGAGCATGTGCAGCGGTATTAGCGGCAGATAGGATCCATCGGAGTCGAACTGCTCAGCCTTTTCCTTGATCACGCAGTAGACCTTGTAGGCGTCCGTCGGAGAGATAAGACTCGGCGCTTCCGCGTGAGACTCTGCTGCCTCCTCATACTCGCTCACGGCCTCCTCGGCGCTGAGCGGCTCCGGCTCCGTAGCCACACTGTAAGCGCGCGTGGCGTTACCGATCTGGCACTGAGCCACTCCTACCATCTCCACCAATTGTCCTCGCTCTACCAACCTGTCGACCAACCCATTAGTCAGACCGGGCGTCGCTCGGATAGCGCCCCTTGAAAACTTACCTCCGCGGTCCCCAGCAAGTTTAAGCGCCGCAGCCAATGCGCCCTCCATTTTGGCTTCGCTCCAGAAGGCCTCCGTGGCTTTCACGGCGTTGGCCGCCCTATTCTCTAGGAGGTGCAACCCGCTGGAGAGTTCGAAGATCACACGGGCGAACTTCTTGGCCGCCTCGAGGTGATACTTGTTCAGCTCAATAGACGGGGGGCACGTGTCACCCGTCATTAGCTCAAGGAACGCCAGCGTCATAGCGGCGCGACTGCCAAACAGTACGCAGACCTCAGCTGACGCCGGTGCGTCCTCGCATGAAAATACTTGGTTATCGGTTAGGCCGCCCTCGCGGTCCGCCAGATCCTCGACTCCCCACGACATCATGCTGTCCCACTCCTCCCGGCAGTCCGGGTGTATCGTCACCTTGATGCGGTCCTCAACGGGATCCTTACCCCGCACGAAGACGCGGTCCATCAGTGACAGGATCTTGCGGGGCTCGGTCACGTAAGCTTTACGAACCTTCCGCGTCGGGATAATCACGGCGCTGCCTGCTATCACGCTCCCCGACGTCGTCGTATTTACGCGATCTATTAGCTTTTCCGCAGTGCTGTGATGGCAGCTGCAGAAGTGGTTGAAAGCGGACGACTCCCCGTTGAGGGTGTAAATTAACGCACCACCGGTATTATTTGATCGTATGAGTGCCTCGTCGGTCGTCCCCTCGGTGAGTGTGACCCAAGAAAAATCGTCCGCTAGCCGAGCGCTCGCGCACATGGACGCAGAAAGTCGACTGCCGACTTGATCCACGTAAGTAAAGGCACCGTAAGTCGATCTCTTCAGCAGCTCAACTAGCGTGGATTTACTAGTGTTCTCGGCTTTCCACGTCACGCTTTGAAAACTACCCGCAGACTCCTTCAACTCATTGATCGACTTAACAAGAGTTGGGTCCGGGGAGTCGAAAGGGTTGCTCTTAAGAAACCCCTTGAGCTTGGCCTCCATCGACGCAAGTTGCTCTTTTATCTGAGCGTTTTGCTCGTTGTGAGCAAGTCGAAACTTAGACTCGGCCTCTTTGAATGTGCCCATCGAGCTGGACGGTAAAGCGGACGTGAAAACCATACCCCGCGCAGCCGGGAACGGTGATACATACCCACGCCCTAACGCCGAATGGACGAGAAGAAGCTCGGAAAGTAGCGACGCCTCTGCGTCGAGATTGTGGTTGTTTTTCATTTTTGGTGTTTGAGCGTTAGCTCCCGTGGTTTGTTAATCTAAAGCATGATACGAACGCACCCCACGCGGGTTTTTATCATGTTGCTGAGTAATCCTTAATCCACACCACTGGGGAGCGTCAAACTAAAACTCACAAAGTGTCATTACTTGTTGACCGGTCGTCGATCGCGGGACTATAGTCCGCCCAGAAGGTGCAGCGCTTTACTGGTTAGTGGTTTGTTACAACTTTTTGGTTTCACGCGCCACCTTCACCCCACCTTGAAACGCCGACTTGGATAATACCGAGTCGGCGTTTCTGTTTAAAAGAAGAACGAACCGGGGCGATCGTTGCACAACGCAAAACCGCGTTATTGGTGAAGCAACGGCTGTTGCATTTACGTAAGTCCATAGTAATCAAGGTCTTAAACGTTGTAAAACCACAAAACCCGATCCCTACGTGCGTGTATGCGTATTATTGTTTTTCTACGCGGAGGATCGGGTTTTGTGGTTTTACAACGTTTAAAGAACTACACGACAGTGCGTTATGAAGATGTAATATCCGTTGCTAACGCGTTTACGTGAAAACGCACCTACAAACATTACCCCGGAATCGACTACTTTGTAATGTCTGTGTGATTACTTTGTAAATATTCTTTGCGCATCCGGTAGACTAGGGACCGAGACACCCCGGGCAGTTCCGTCTTGCTACGCCCCTATCTAGGTCGAAGTCCGTGAAGCTGAATGCCCGGCAACCCTTGCGATGCGGTTTAATGCTCCCAGCAGCCTCTGCACGGAGCCGCGCGGCTACATTGCTACAAACTCCGGTCTCAGCCATGATCTCTGCGTGTGGGCGCCCTCACTACTCCCGGGAAGTATGTCAGTTCGAGACTCGTCGATCTCGTGAGATTTGCGAGTCGGCGTTTCTGTTTAAAAGAAGAACGAACCGGGGCGATCGTTGCACAACGCAAAACCGCGTTATTGGTGAAGCAACGGCTGTTGCATTTACGTAAGTCCATAGTAATCAAGGTCTTAAACGTTGTAAAACCACAAAACCCGATCCCTACGTGCGTGTATGCGTATTATTGTTTTTCTACGCGGAGGATCGGGTTTTGTGGTTTTACAACGTTTAAAGAACTACACGACAGTGCGTTATGAAGATGTAATATCCGTTGCTAACGCGTTTACGTGAAAACGCACCTACAAACATTACCCCGGAATCGACTACTTTGTAATGTCTGTGTGATTACTTTGTAAATATTCTTTGCGCATCCGGTAGACTAGGGGCCGAGACACCCCGGTCAATTCCATGATCTTTTTAGTGCTCAGGGACTTCCAGTCTAGGTCGAAGTCCGTGAAGCTGAATGCCCGGCGACCCTTGCGGTGCGGTTTAATGCTCGCAGCAGCCTCTGCACGGAGCCGCACGGCTACATTGCTACAAACTCCGGTCTCAGTCATGATCGACCTGTATGAGGCCGTCCAGTCCGCTCCCGGAAAGTCTGTCAACCGAAGCCGCGACGCTCGCTCCAGTTTGGTAGGGCGCATGCCGTTAAAGCTGTGCCGTATGCCTATGCGCCTCCTCTGAGATTTTATAGAATCAGTGTCGCGCCCACGCAACGCAGAGAAGGCAAGAACGATAGCCGGCACCGGGCACGTAAGGAACTTGATTTCCGATGCTGCCCAATTATTCATACCGCCGAGCGTTTTGCGACCACTTCAAATCTTTGATACCTGAAGTTCCGGGTTAGCTCTACGTAATCTCCTTCGCCCTTGCGAGCTTTGCACACGCAGAAGAACTGCTTGTCAGGAGTCATCTTCTTCGGCATGTCAGCGGTCCCGGCTAGCGCTGCTTTTACGCCTTCTTTGTCGAGCGTGTTGGTCAGTCCTATAACGGCGACCATGTTCTTTCCGATGCCCTTTGATATTCCGATGTCGCTAATACCCAGCGTAGACTTTAGCTGTGCGTCGTTAACGGCCTGCGCCAATACCAGAACGGGTATCCCGGTGTTGTAGGCGAACTGCACGCACCCGTTGGCGCTAATTTCCCAAGCCATAGCCCTTTCTGACGTTCCTCCCTGTCCGCCGAGGTCGGCGACAGATCCTAGCCAGTCGAGGCACAGCCACGTCGGAAGTTTTCCGATTTGATTTTCATATCGGAGAGCTTCACGCTCCATTACGGATCGGGCCGACATACCGTCGTCTGCGTTTATTTTCTTGATGCGTATGCGATCCTTTACTATCTGAAGTATCCTGTCGACTTCCTTGAGTCGGAACATGGATTTAGGAGATGAGGCTACCGCGGCGCGTATCTGCGCGAAGTTCTCGCAGTCTTGTATGACGTCAATCGACACCGACGCACCAGCTGAAACGATCCTCACGACGTATTCGCGCGGACTGAGCTCCGTTGACAGTATGAGAGGGTAACCTCCTGAGATCGCCTCGTGGAGGGCGCACTGACCCGCCGCAATAGACTTGCCGCCGCCTGTGCCGCTGAATAGTAGGTAGCACTCTTGGGGGCCCCACCCGCCGTTAAGGCAGGAGTCTAATCCAATGATCCCGGTTGGTCGCCTTTGCACGACCGTCATGTCTTCGCTCTCTATGACCATCAGCATCTCGTCCTCTTCGTCTGTGGACGCGGCCTGCGCGGCGTTTGCTAGGTCGGACTGCATCTGACCAAGCTCTAGCGCTACGTCCGGAACGTCTGCCGCTTGTATTCGCCTAGCGGATCTCTTGGCTCGGACGCCGCCATACCAGGCCTCGAAGTAGGGGCTTATGGTGTAATGCTCTTCCTTAAAGGACGGGTTTTGTAGCGACGCGACGACGGACATGGCGGCCCTTATTGATTCCTCCTCTGCTCCTTCTTGGTTTGCTGCCGTCTCTACGTAAGTGCGCAGCCACTCCGCCGTCGGAGGGGCCGGGACTACCCCGCCGATGACTTGCATCACTTTTACAGCTTTGATCATACCTCCCATCACGAGACCAAACTCCTCCTTTCGGAAGTCCTCCGGTATCAGGGGCGCGGACATTAGAGACGCCCGCCGCAGCGGGTCGTGCAGTATGGCGTGGAGTAGGTAGAACTCGTAGGAATCCCGGTTGTCTGACAACCATTGTGACATTTCTGGATTAAAAGGCATGTTTTCTGTCGTTGAATATTTTAGCGGCGCGCTGGTAGGTAATGTTCCGCATCTCCATCCACAAGGTCAGGAGCCGGCTCTTCTCCATGTTTTCTAAAAGTTGAGGTGACAGCTGCACGACAACTCGAAAATCAAGCCGATTAAGGCCTAGGAGGTATCTGTGCTCCACGGGAAAACTGGAAGCAAAGACAAGGTCTAAACCTGAGTCAACGTTTTGAATGAGGAAATCTTTGTAGGACGCGTCCATGTCATCGAACATGAAGCTTTTGTCCCGGCGATCCAAGATAGACTCGTAGGGAACTCCGAGGCGGTAGCCCAGGGCTTTCGTGAGATACGGCACGGAGTAGAGCATGTTCACGAGAGGACCGTCGGCGTGTCCGTTTTTGCGGGCGTAAGCAAACACGGACTCCATTATCAAAGATCCGTCTATGTCCCAGTCCTCTATGATCTTCGCCATTTTCACCATCCGGGGAGTCAGTGAACTCATTAGTCGGTCTTGGTCCAGATTGCGACGCACCTTGTGCCGCTCCATAATAAGAACCTTCTGATGCACGAAATGTCGCGCCAAGTTGACGGCCTCAGCTTCTGTTCTTTTTTCCATTTCGGTGTGCGTGTGTAGAGATAGCTCTCCGGAAGTCGCTATCTGAAAATCCCGCAAGGCGGTAAGCCCGGCGGTACTCGCGCCATAGACTGGTCGAGTGTTTTACAGATTTAATCCGGGCGTCTCTCCAAGACTCCATGGACATTTCGTTAATTTTATCTAGCCCCAGGGACTTATCAAACTCGTCGGTGGCTACGTGGTATGCGAGCGCCAGAGCCTTGACTACCGCTAGGTTGTCAGAAAACGCCCCCGTAAACTCACACCGCCACTCAACGAAGCATTCTTGTTCGGAGTCGGAAAACGAGAATTGATTTTCGCCCCACATGTCTCCGCCGTCTGATTCTTTGTTCTTATTGCTCATAATTATTTACCCTCCGCGTAAGCCCCCATTACAATGTCGCGCGCCTCTGCGGCGTTCTCGACCATGATGACGTCGTAACCTATGTTCTCATACGCCTTTATTCGGGCCTCGCACTCTCCGCACACCCCTTTGTAGGGCGGCCAAGACCTGTTGTCTGTGTGCTCATCCCGGCAAACCAGCATGAAGTCAAACATCACGCCGTAGTTCTTGTGGGGTCGCGTCTGTAGTAACCGACCAGGCTTTTGGATAGCCGTGGTGTTCGCTCCCCCTCCCGCTAGATTTAGGACAACCCTCAGATCCGGAAAGGTTACGCCTTGGACGTAAATGTTCGACGCCAGGACGCGCTTTGTTTCACCGGAGGCGATGCCCGCGGTTATAGCCTTGCGGTCCGCCACCTTTGGCATCCGCTTCGCCATAGCGATCGTGCCGTTCACCGGCATAGCGTGCTCCATGTAATATTCGGCCTGCTTCTCGTCTTGGATGAACGCCATTGTTTGCCAGTCCAGGGGGATAACCTCGTGGATTATCTTTCGGACTAGCGCCGCGGCTCTAGAAGACCGGGTCAGTAACCGCTGGTATACGATGTTACGCTCGAGCTTAGGACCCGGGACGGTATCTTTAGAGAACGGTATCTTGATGATGATAACTTTGAGGGGAGCTATCGCGCGCTTGTCCACCGCTTCTCTGTAGGTGATGTTGGCTATGACCGGACCGATGACGCCCTCAATGAGCCTGTCCTTCTTGTCGAATCTCCCGGTGAGTGTGGCCCCGAACCCGTATTTACGAGTTCGGTTAAACTTGGCTAGCCGCGGTAGGCGAGTTTCGGAAACTGAGGCGTGCGGCTCGTCAATTATCAGGATGTCAGTGTCGTCGTGGTCCATTTTGTCGAGAGAGTCCATGGAGCATATCGTGATTTCGGGGGACTGCGTGTGATTACGAGACCCTGAGTAGACCCCCTTTACGTCCCTGTGAGGTAGGGTATCTTTGAAGTGGTCGTAAAGCTGTGAGCATAGATCCACTCCCGGCGCCGTCACCACAATCCTAGCGTCGGGCCAAGCGCGGCATATGGCGGTCATGCCGTAAGATTTACCTACGCGTGTCGGTCCGCCTATTAACCCTGAGTCTCCTCGCATTAGGGCCTGCATTATCCAGGGCTTCTGAATAGGCCTAAGGCCGACCATGGCGGCCCGTAGGTTCGGCATCGGTAATATCGCGATCCTGGCGTCTCGAAGATCGAACCGGTGACCCTTGGATATCATCTCCTCCCTTAGTTTATACCAGAACCCTTGGTAGGTTATAAGTCCGGTCTTCCCCTCTACTGTCGTCGCGCCGAACATCGGCGTCTTTCTATTTTCGAACGTTGTTTTACCCTTCTCTTTTACCATCTCTCGATGGTGAAGCGTGAGAAACTCACGCAAGTCGGGATGGTCGGGTATGATGGTCATCGTCCCCTCGTCCCTAGCGGCTTTAAAATTCATAATTAGTTTTTCATGTGATTGGTTTGTGCGCACCCGGAAGCTGGGGGTCGGACCCAGCTTCCGGGTGGCTCTATATCTTAGGCGCGGCCTTGTTTTCGTCGAGATCGTAAGATTCGTTTTTTATTTCGAACCTCCCGTATAAAAACTTACCTCCCCACTCAGACATGCCGAGGCATTCCCCGATGTGACTAAGCATCTCGTCAAACTCTTCTTCGTCCGGCGCTCTCGTAAACCTTCCCATCCCGTCACCCCCTGGGGGAATGTGTTGGGACAGCGTGAACATCATCGAGAACACCTGCCCCGACGGTAGGGACTCGAATTTGTCGATCATCTGATGTCCTCGATCTTTGTATCGACGGTTGTAGGAAGAAGTCTTAGAGACCGAGAAGTAGTGAAGAGGCTGTATGGCGGACGTGGCTACGTCGGCGTATCCGCATGCGTCTCTAGCTTCCAGGAAAGCCCACTCCCACCTATGGAGAGGGGAGCGTATGTGGATTTTTCCGTCGTCAGCCCCCCGGGGTCCCTTCTCGCGTAAGAAGACCCTCTTCGGGTTGCTCCTGTCATTATTCCTGCGCTCGGCAAGCAGTGGGGACAGCAACTTTAGCCTTCTCTCGATTAACATGACGCATCCTTGTGCGGGTCGGTATTTTTAACAAGAGGCAATACGTGCTAGTTAAAACACTCAACCAGCGGGCCCTGGCTAGGGCCCGCTGGTGCGAGATGCCTATTCTTGAATTTTTATTTCGTCCCCGAAGGCGTCTACGAGTTCGGGTGCGTGGTCGCACACAATAATCTGAAGCGTTCCTTCCTCGCCTATCGTTCTGAGCATGTCCGCCATGGACTTTTTAGATTCCTCGTCCAAGTGCGTAGTAGGCTCGTCCAACGCCAGCAGGCCTACGTTCGGCATAACCATAGCGTGGATGGCCCTGAGTGTGGCGACGGCGAGTCTAACCTTCTGGCCCCCGGACATGCGGTTTTGCGGCAACCATACCTCGTCCGGACGGTCTGTCCGAATAAAGTCGTAAGCCATCGCTATGTCGGTCGACGGGGACACCATGAAGTCAGCTCGTGACGCAGCCAGATATCCTGACGCTAGTTGCGCGATCTGTCCAAACTTGTAGTCGATATAGTCAAGTGACGCGCCCTGCGGCTTGAATGTGTCTCGCAAGCGTCCCAGGTCGTCAGCTAGAATGCTCCGTCCCTTCTGCTCCTCAATGCGCAGGTCCATCTCGGATACCTTGGCGTCCGCGTCCTTTACGGCCTTATATGCCGCATCTTTTCGACCCACGGAGGCGTCGTATTCTCTTTGCTGATTTTCTTGATCAGCGACGGCTATGTCGGTGTCGGCCATCGTAATCACGTCGACATCTTGGCCAAACCAAGATCTATCTGTCATTCCAATCTGATTGTCTTGCGCGCTCTCGATGGTGCTAAGTCGATCGTTGGCGCTCTTGAGGTCGGCTGCGGCGTGCCCAAGCCTGTCGATGTCTCTCTCGTAGCTTACCGCGAGGACGGAGGCCTCCGTCATCTTGGACTCGTCGCTGGAGCACCAGACTGAGGCGTTAAGGAGATCCTGCGCGTCTGCGAGCTCCCCCTTAAGATCGGATATCTCGCCGTCGGCTGGTCTCGAAAAGCCTCTAACTTTGTCGGTGCAGCCCAGCAGGACCTGACGCAACCGGGAGTCCTCGTATTGACGGGCGCTCCACTTTTGTTTTGCGGCCAAGAGGGACTCCAGCTTAGACACGCCGGTGGCCTTGTCGAACATCAAGAGAAGCTTCCGCAGCTGTTTGAGGTCTTCGTCAATACGTAACAAATCTCGGGTAGATTCTTTCCACCGCGCCGACGATTCTACCAAGGCTGCGCTGGCCGAACGGAATTTATCACCAGCGAGTCCGCCCTCGTTATTGAGGGCGGCCGCAGACTCCTTTAGATTTTCAATCTCGGTCGTCAAGTAATCCACGCTTGCGTTGTCCGACCCGCACGCCGGGCAGCAAGAGAAAGTCTTTCCGCTCAGTTCTCCCTTTATCTTGGACATCATAGCGAGCTTAGAGTCGACTCGTGAGTAGTCGGATCTAAAGCCCTGATACGACACCTCCAACTCCGCAACTTCCGGGGTGAGCTTGTCTACATTTTCTTTAGCTTCGTCCAGGGACTTCACGGCCTCCGCCCTGCTTAGCATAAGCGACGACTTACGTTCAAGCCCAGCCAGCTTAGCGCTAATGGAATCAATCTCCGGTCCCGGGTCTTCCGTCTCCTCCTGAATTTCCCGCACGGCCTGCTCGGCCTTGTCCAGCTCGTCGTAAACGGCGGACGCTTTCTCGTGTCTGAGTATGGAGTTCTGAGCGTCGCTGTGCTTCTGTCTGGCTTCACGAGCGCGGTCTCGAAGTTCGGAAAGTCTAGACACGTCGATCCTAGTAACCTCCAGCTTGGACTGAAGGTCCGATACCCGCTCCCCTGGTCGCAAATTTGCAATGACTTGCTCAGCTTTCTCGGCATCTCTTTCGGCGGACGCCTGATCGACAAACAAAGAAGATAGTTTGCGCAAGATAATCAGTTCGGCCTCTCTTCGGCTCTTACCTAGAAGTTCACGCTCGCACTCTTCGAAGTAGGAGACGGCCTCCTCGTAGGTTAATCTTGCCGCGTCCTTAGCCGGGCCCAGTTCCTGAATAGTCCCTGAAATCTGTTTGCGGTGGTTCTCTACGACGTCACCGATCTTTTCCAGATGTCCCAGCATAAGAAGCCTAGTATAGAAATCCCGACGATCGGTGTCCTTACCAAACATTGACGCCATCTCGCCCTGTCGTATAAACACCGTGGAATTGATGGCCCGCTTGTCAACGCCCAGAATATTAAACAAGGCCTCCTGGACGCCCTTGTCGGAAGTAATCTCTTTGTCTAAGCCCAGCCCGGACAGGGTGCGCGCGCTGGACGTTGCGGTGATCTTGCGGTAGATCTTACCGGGCTTACCGTCAGCGACAAAGTCTAGTGTGACTTCGGCGCGCTTAGGGGGCTCCTCCTCCCCAGACCTCCGGACGAATGCCTTGAGAGGGTCAGGGTGGTCGATGGTGCCGGTGAGTGCGAATTGTATCGCCTGCAGGACTGTCGACTTGCCAGACCCGTTAGGTCCGGTGAGTCCGATGACGTTGCTGTCGAATTCGCTTTGGATGCTTCGGTGGCGTCCGAAGTCTTTGATTTTGATGCCTGTAATTTTAATCATGGTTTTTAGAAAGCGCAGAGCGCTGTATTTGTTTAGGTGAGAGTGCGGACTTCGGCGATGAGTGCGAGCCTGCGCTCTACAAACTCGGACACGACATTGTTGCCATCGCGGTCTCCGCGGTTGAATAGGTCGAGCGCCGTGTCCTGTAGATCAGCGTCGATGTCGGCCTCGAAGCGCTTGCATACAAAATGCTCAACACCAAGATCCTCCCCGTCGATTTTATCAGCTCGGAGCGTGTGGACTTTGACATCCGCAAGTGGGAAGCATTTGATGACGCACCGATGCGCATCGAGGATGGAGTAAACACGGTTTGTGGTCCCAGGAACTTCGCGGCTGAACTCTATGTAAGCCAGGGGATACTCATCCTTGCGAGACTCGAGCTTCTCCGTCAGGGCATCGAGGTCGTCCTCCGTCTTTACGATCGCCTTGATAAACGACCTAGTCGTCAGCGGTATATTGTTATCCAGAGTCATATGCTCGGAGCTGAGACAATACACCGGTAGGGATTTATCTTGAGGCTCGTTGGAGCTGCACATCTCCAGAGATCCCGGGTAGGCGACTGTCGTCAACCCGCCCCCGGGGCGATCTATCTGAACTGCTCCCTGAACGTGAATATCCCCGAGCAACCAGGCCTTGTTCTTTTTTGAGATCGGGAACTCGTCGACTCGTAGTGGGTCAGACTTACCAGCGTAAAACGGCACAACACCATCAACGAAACCGTGATAGAGAACGACGTCCGCCCCTCGGGCGCTTGCTTCGATCTCCGCTATGTTGTGCCGGAACTTGCCAGCGTTGTAGGCGGGAATACCGACGAAAGTGAAACCTTCGTATACTTCGGAACGATCGTCCATCGGTATAATTCCGTCGCTATTTTCCGTGCTGCGGTCTGGGAATAGGGTAGCCAGCCACGTAGGAGTGGAGTAATCGTGGTTACCGGTTATCGCTAGCATCTTCTTTCCTAGCTTTCGTAGTAGGGAGTCTGCGCGTATCAACTGCTTGATCATCTTGGCCGACGGCCTGGAGTTGTCGAAGTTGTCCCCGCATAATACGAAGATGTCGACTACCGGAGCTCCGGCTTTGATCGCACGCAAAAACGCAGTGAAGAAGTCTTCGCTGCGTTTTGGTGTTGCGTATTGGGTGTCGCGCAAGTGCACGTCACCGATGTGTCCGATTAGAATTGAGCTTTTTGTGGTCTTTTGTTGTTCCATGATTGTTGGTCTTTGAATTTGTGAGATACGGCGGCCATCTCGTCTTGGGCCGCCATGATTGTTTTGCGTGCGACTCCGCACACGGCGTCGCACACGGCTTGTCCCTCGACTGAGTTGCGAGGGATCGACACTGGGGTGATGCATAAATGGCGAGCTATAGTGGAATAGCGCATCCATAGATCCACCTCAGAGTTTCTATTCATGAGGGGGTCTCCGTCTTCGTTGAACAGGATCGATTTGGCGATGTTAGCGCGGTCCGTGAACCATAATACGGAGACGCGCTCGTCATTTACGAGAGATCGAAGGACGCCACCAGCCTGGCTGGCCTCATACTTCTCGAGTTCGTCCATCTCTTCCTTTTTGATTTCGCATCGAATGCGAAGTATTTCGTGAAGGCCGTCGAGGAACGCGCGCATTTCTGAACGAGCCACCGTAGACCCGTATGTCGCTCCGAATACGACGTCGTGGCTCAAGACTCCCCGGACGTCACTTTCCGATAGGGAGTCTGGAGGGAGACCCACACGTTCTATGACGGCGGCGTAGGCGCCCCACCCTTTAGTGCACCCACTGCCGTCGGTGTACATGATGAAGTCGTGCTCTTGCGGGGCGGGAGCGTTAAACATCAGGAACTCTTCAGCAGTCGTATCTCTTGGTATCGTCAGGTTGTCCCACCAAGATTTCTCCCGGGGCCACCTGTAACCTTTAGGATCGGTGATCATTGGTTGTCTGACTCCTCCTCGTCTTCTTCGTATTGCTCAGACGAGTCTTCTCCGCTCTCCATAGCCTGAGCGTCAAGGTCTTCCTCGACATCGTCTTTTGTCTTAGCCTTGTCCGGTATCGTGTCGAACTGCATATCACCAAGTTCCTGACCTGACTGCGCCTCAGCTTCGCGCTGGAACTTGTAGGCTAGAGGGCCAGCGATTTTCTGAGCGATCTCGTCTTGGATGATGGTGGATGCGTTGCGCAGCTGGCCGTCCGTAAGCAGGCCGGGTAGCGATGCGCTTCCCGTTGTGCCGGCCATCTTGGTGCTCGCACCTTTCACGAGCCTTATGTCCCAAAATATTCTGACGTCTTTGCTGTCGGCGTCCACTACCGGCTCGTGGAACTCAGCCATGGGCGCCATCATGGCCATCACCTTCTTGATGATGTCTTCATGCTCCTCGGTCTTAGCTGTTGAATCTTTCTTCGACGCTTTCTCTGTTTTCTGTTTCTGCGACAATGGCGTCGCGTTCTTCTGTGCTTTGTTTTTCATTGGTAATTTGTTTGATTTTTTCTCCTTGTTCTCGGGTCCACACGACATAGCCTGACGACCGCGCCTTGGAGAAACGATCCGCTTTCTCTTTTTCGACCTGCTTTGTAGATTTTGATGACATGGATGACTATTCTAATTCTTTCGTTTACGACCTTATCAGCGAGCTTCGTAGAGACCCAAGGCGAAGAGCCGCCGTAAGTAAAGCTCTGCGCAACCTTGACAGCGTAAACAAAGCGCTGCGGGAAGGCAAGGCTTCGCGGTCTGATCTGAGCAAGGCCCAGGCCGAGATAATCCCAGCGTCGGGGTTTAATTTTGGATTCCTGATGGGGTCTTATTTCAAAACTTACCCGGAAGACAAGCCCCTGAGTTTCGTGGACCGCCCGTTTATGTTCGCCATGACCTCTCTAGCGCCCAACAGCGTGGTAACACTGATGGCCGGACGTCAGGTCGGTAAGTGCGCACGCGGAGACACTGAGGTTGATACGAACCGGGGGCGTATGTCTTTGCTGCATATATTCGAGTCAGGGGTCAGTCTTGACTATCCAGGGCCGACCTTAACACGTCAATGATTTCCAAGGACCTGACCAGAACGGCTGATTCCTCAAATTCCTCAGGCTCTCCTTTTTTGAATACGATTGCATCCTTCAGGATAGCCACGAGAGACTTACAGAACGCATGCCTCACCACATCATTGGCCAAGTGCCAGCGAACACGGAGAGACTCGGAGTCTCCTTTGCGGTCACAGCAGGCGTTAACTAGGCTCGTCGTGTAGCTCGTCCTGGATATTGCTAGCCTGGTGGCCAGCGTATTCAAGAAATGATCGGTCTCTAGGGGGAAGCCATTGTCCAGAGTCCTGCGCATGTCGAGGTAGGCGTCCTGCAGCGCGGGGCTTACACGGGATACGTTCACGAACATAGCAAAAGTCCGGCATTCGAAAGACCGACTATCTAGGAAATACATGTGCTCCAGGTCTTTGTCGTCTGAATCCATGACGAAGACCGATAGAACCTTCGCTAGGTTTGCGTGGTTCCCGGCGCTGCAACCGGGACGACTTTCGCTGCTGACTACGAGAACTATATTCTCGTCCATCACTGCGTCCTTGGCTTCCTTGATCAGCTCCTCCCTGTCTACACTTACGTCGTCCTCTAGCTCGCGCGGCATCGGCCCCGATAGAATATCGTTGCAGTAGTATTCGACGAGTCCGTCGGGTCCGTAGACGTCCCACGCATCGACTCCGTGCCGCAGCATGAACTTTTTGTATTTTCCGGAGTGCGCCGCTTGGTCTTTCCACTTTACAGCGGCTTTTGCGGTCTCCCTGTAAACGGTGACGTCGGGACCTTTTGGGTCCGCACTGACCGCTTGAAGAGCGTAAAGCCCCGGAAGGTAAGGCGCGGGACGATCTGTGATATGTTTCTTAACTCTGTTTTTATTTTTTCTTGAAGTCATTAATTAGTTTTGAGGCAGCCCTACAAAAATCAACACACAAAGAAAAATACTTCGTGTGGGATGCGTGATTTTTGCCCAAATCTGCCGAAATGGGGTGTGTCGCAAACAGGGGCCCCTCGCGGAGCGGCCCTGCGTATCCTTGCATATTCATCCGTTAGGATGTGGGGGCCCTCGCCGCCGTAGCTTGCGAGGGTTTTCTTGACGAGTGACAATAACGAAGCTACGAGTTATCTCGTGCTTAAAGAAAGTGAAATCGCGGAAGAGAGGTCGGTGGAGCATATGGACTTAAAGGTGTCCGCCCCGGGTGGCGCAGTCCGCGTCACGCACGTTTGTAAGACTGTCGCAATGACCGTGTGGGAAATTAAGACAGCCCATCACGTCTTACGATGCGCTGGTAAGCATCTGGTGATCGGAGTCAACGGTCCCACGCCTGTTGACCAAATCAGGGTGGGAAGTTTCATAAAAACTGATGCCGGCTACGCGCCGGTCTTGAGCGCCAGGAACACTGGCACCTCCGAAGAGCTGTATGATCTCCGCGTTGATAGCGACGACCACATCTACTACACGGGAGGCATCGCCAGCCACAACTCCACCGGCCTGGGGGCCGCCGAGCTATTTAAGGCGAACGTATTACCGGGGTATAAGTCGCTCTACATAACCCCCCTACGGGAGCAGTTAAAGACGATCGCTGATAAGCTGATGGACATGCAGCGGGGATCTATATTCCCCCCGGACTACGTCACTTCGCGCGGGTATAAGAACAACCTCTATTACAAAGAGACGCCTGCCGGTGGATCAATTAAGCTCCTCAACATCCTGACAGACGTTTCGAAAGTTAGGGGAAACAGCTGTCCCGTAGTGTGCTACGACGAATGCCAAGATCTCGACCCGGACCACATCCACGAGGTGGCGCAGGTCCAGAAAGCATACCCAGATTCTCGCGCTACGATCTTTGCGGGGACTTCTAAGGACCTCGACACATGTCTAGAGGCTCAGTATCAGATCGGGTCTCAGGGAGTGTGGCACATCCCGTGCGGATGTAAGGATAAGTTCCACGCGCTAAACGACGTGAAGGCGATACCCAAGATGATCAGCGTGCACGGTCTACGCTGCCCGAACAATGGGACGTTGCTCAACCCACTTTTGGGGGAGTTCGTGCACGCGGACAGGTCGAAGCTGGCATTAAACCGAGTGAGTTTTCACCTACCTCAGGTTATCGTTCCTGCCTACTCGGGGCCCGCTTTTCTCGATATTTACAACGACTTCAAGAGTTACCCCGAGAAGAAGTTTATGATGGAGGTCATGGGCATCGCCGTCGACGCTGGAATGGCCGAGCTCACGGAGACGGACCTCAAGAGGTGCTGCGACCCCGATAAGACGTTCGAGCAGCTGCAGAAGGATTACTTCAGCGGCGAGACGCGTTACGTCAAGCTATTCTCTGGCGTCGACTGGGGCGGGTCCGACTGGAACCCTGCAACGCGAACCAAGCAATCCTACACTGTGCACACTATTTACGGCATGCGGGGCGACGGTAAGATGGTCCTCCTCTACGCGAATCGTTACGCCGGTATGAACTATCAAGATATCGCCGGGACGATTGTTGAGGCTCATAACGAGTATCATACATTCGCGATGGGGACAGATAACGGAGGCGGCGCTTACTACAACGCCTACATGCGGGACTGCGGACGACTCCCTACGGATAAGCTGATTCACTTCAACTACTCCGACACGAAAATGTTCATCGACAGAATACCGCACCCGGAAGCGAATATTATGTCGCTTCACCGATCAGATTCTATATCTGCCCTAATATCGGACATCAAAGCCCAGAACATTATATTCCCGAGGTGGAGCAGCTGCTACGGTTTCGTGAGCGACTGCCTCAACATGCGCCGCAACATCACGGAGGCGCCGTCCGGCCGGTCTGTCATGCGGTATGTGCGGCACGGATCCAAAGCTGACGACTTTATGCAGGCGACCAATTACGCTCTCATGATGAAGAGGATCACAACCAAGGAGCCGACGATACCTAACAAGCAGATTCTTGACGAGCTGGCGAGTATGTTCGGGACCTCCACGGTGACTACTACGACACAGCAGTTTTCGGACTACATGGACGACGGAATCGTGAGCGGGTAGTCGGATCGCCACTCCCTAAGAAGGAGGGCGAGGTGGGGTCCCTTTCCGCTTTCTTTCGTCGACAGCGAGACTACGTGAGGTTCCCCGTTGACTAGCTGCACGTGCGCTTTACCGCTGTCTCCGCTTTCTAACCTGCCGTCTGCGCGAGAGTAAGACCACCCCTCGTGCGCGCCCTTTGAGTAAGTCCCGAAGGGCTCGCGGCGTAGTCGGAAGATTGTGATGGGCGAGTCCTTCTGCGGATCGGCTATTGGTAGGACGGTGTGGTTGCCCAGGTCAACAGGTCGATCAAGAGTTAGAACGCTCAAGTCGTTCCTGATGGTCTTGATAGCCTTGATGCGTCGGTAGGTCGCCTTACCGTCTTTACCGTCCAGTCTTACCTTCTGTCCCACTTTCGTAGGCCAGTGCGTAACGTGCGCTACGTGAATGTTGTCCAGGAGAGTTCCGCCGAGCTGATCTACGAAACCGGACGTGTCTACGTCTATGACGTCGGACACTGTCGGCCTGGCGGACTTTCGCTTTATGAAAAAGGCGGCGGCGACGCACACCAACACGAGGATTGATACAAGCACGTGGTTCATGAGACGTAGGATCTCATAAAAACCAGCGAGTTGCAAGCCGACAGGTTAGAACTTTTTACCGCCCTTCTTGGCTCGGTTCTCCAGCTTGTGGTCGGCACGCTGCTCGTTAAACTTAATCTTCGCGTCGATTGTAGTCCACAGGAAGAACCCGCGAGCCTTAGCGTGAGCTAGGCAGTGTGCGACGACTCGCAGTAGTCCTAGCTGCTCCTCTCGCTCGTTTCCGCGACGTAAACCTTCTACGGCCCGCGAGATGGCCTGGCATATCGTCAGGAGGTTGCTGCGTCGCTGGTCGACGCCGGGTTGGTCGAACTCGAACTCTGGGGCGCCGATCGTCTTGTATCCATCAGCGTTGAACCCGCGACGTCCTAGGTAATCCAAAGCTCTGATGGAGATGTCGGCTAGTTCCGCCTCCTCCATGAGGACGCTCGTAAGCTTGTCGTCGTAGATGTCTCCGCCGTCGATACCGTCCGCGGCCTCGGTCACCTCGGTGTACATAAGCAGGAGCTTGCACGGTAAATCTCTATCTTCTTGGCCCTCCCACCATCCTAAATCGTGGTGGACTCTGTGGCATTTGTAAATATACGACTCGACGGTTTCCGATGTGTTGAATTGTTCTGACATAGTTTTTAATAGGTTTGTTGTGGTAGGTAACGAACGTGCCCTGGCGCCTCCGCGTGAGAGGCGCTAGGGCACGTTCGTTTAAATAAAAGGGCGGCAGGACCCTATCCTTGGTCCTGCCGCTAATGATTGCGATGCTGCATGTGTCGCTCGCGCGTCTTCCCCCAGATTGAGGTTAAGGGTGTAACGTCTTACCATTGGACGACGAGCCCATATTTAAAGTTGGAGGGCTCGAGGGGAATTGAACCCCTATTTCTACATAGTGTTTGTCTGGGTCTTATGCGCTTACCACATGTTCGCGGTTTAACTTGGTTCCCGATACTTTGACATTTGACGCTGCGATTGAGAGCCGCAGCGATGTAAGTTAAGTTTGAGTTTCAAGTTTATCTTGGGGATCTGGTTTCCCGCTCGCGGCGGGTAAAAGTTTTCTAATTTGGCGCGATACTACCTTGTAGCACGTAGTCGATGATCGGGCTCGATACCTCGACTTGCCGCACCGGCGCGCAGTTGGCTCTCTGGCGAGCCTGCTTCACCGCAGCCAGGATATCCTGAGTCCGGGTGATCAGGTCAGACTTGGCGGCAGGGCTAATCATACCGGACCACTGAGTCTCTGTGATGCTACCTACGACGGCGTCCTCTGACCATTTCTCCACCTGCGCAGGGTGAAACTGAGTGGCCTCTACTAGGATCTTGTGAGCGACGATTTTCTTGGTCCTCGTTTTGACGTGCGGGTGCGAGTCCCGGAAGATTCCCTGACCGCGGTCGGCGTCAGGAACCCACGAGCGTCCCGGGGCTAGTGTGGGGACACTACGGAAGAGCTCAACCCACCGTCCCAGCTGAGACTCCAGCGTAAGAAGCGTTACTGCTGGTACGCCCTCGAGGATGACCACGCCGTCAATGACGACGTCAGCGACCGCCGTTTGATTTGTGGCGTCTTTCGTTGCCGACACGTCTAGGGAGCGTCCGATCACGCCCAAGCAGTAGGCAAGCTTGTCCGGCACTGTAGTAACGATCTCGGTGATCTCGTCCGGAGGTGGTAATTCGGCTTCGCTAAGGGGCGCGTAGGCCGAGTGACGACCGTGGAACAGGTTCGGCTTCTTGTCGAAGACGGTTTTGGTTTCGGCGAATACGCCGTCGGATTCTTTGCGTCGGCTTTTTTCGACGGCGAGAACTTCGTGTAGTTGGGCTGTTACTTTCATGGTTTTAAAGTTGTGGCCAGCCCCCTCGAGTAACAAGAGGGCTGGCGGTTTATCAGAAGCCTCCATTTAGGCACCTCTAAGGGGTGTCATAGCATGACGCCGGTTCGGGTTACAATAAACCGAGGTCCGGCAGAAGCAAAGCGACATGGTGGGCTCGTCGTTACTCTCTACTCCTAAGGCTGTGAAGGGGACGTTACACCCCCTTAGAAAATTGGATGCGCGAGTCGGATTTGAACCGACGACCTTCAGTTTATGAGACTGACGAGCTACCTGGCTGCTCCATCACGCTGAGGTGAAACTACCCAGAGCGTGTCGGTTGTCTACATAAACTTTTGCGTTTTTATCGGATTACACTTACGCCTGTGTAATCTCGCGGAGGTATTCCTTGCGGATGGAGACGTTACCACCCTCAGCGCACCGCCTACCGTTAGCATCTTGCTCGGGCTGCGCTAGGACGTAATCCCCGGAGACTAACTTACTCTCCAACAAACCGTCGCCGTATTGTTGGAGTATCTGACCCGTGAAATCTAGGCCAAATCCAACACTCGCACCATCCAGCACTAAGAATCTCCGGCGTTGATTATCTGTTCGGTATGATTTTTGAAAGAGAGAAAGGAACTTCGTCAGCTCTCCGACTCGCCTTTTGATTTCCCTCCTGAGGAAATCTTCAAGATCCTCGTGCTCTTGAGTGCGGGCATCGAAGGCGCGCGCGTCATTTGCGGAGTGCCACAGCGTTAATCCGCTCATGTCGACCCACGTATCGTAGCCGTCGCACCCAGCGGTGAGTATAGAGCCTGTCCCGCCATTCGCGCGGTAGGCCTGGTTTACCTCTCCCGCGAGAGTTTCGATTTGATCGATTGTCATAATTTTTATTGTCTCGTCGTTAGAGGAACCACCCGACGACGGCGAAGAGTTCTTCGTCTACGAAGTCATGAGAGAAATCACCAAGCGCTTGCTTGATGTCGTCACGGTCGTAATAGGACTCGCCGTTGTCGAAAGTGAACCATTTTTTACTCTTCTCCATGGTGTCCGCGTAATCGTTTGATACCTGGCGAAGGGATGGCTTGTCGGTGTCGTCGAACGCTACACCAAGTGACGTAAGTATGCCTAGGTAGTACACGAGAGGATCAATGGGGCGTGTAAGTAGGTCGATGAACTGCTCCGTGGGAGTTTTTATCGGAGGTGTGACCCTGGGGTATGTGTGGGGACCGAACTCGCCGAATAGGAATGTGACGCCCCTTTGAGTCACCCACGTCACGGCTTGGTAACGAGTCATGCCACTCTTGCTGCAATAAAAAGACGACTGCTTTACCTCAAATAATCCTCGATTTTTGTATTTCTGCGTCGGGTAGTTTTTGCGTGCCCCTGATTTAATGAGTATACCCGCGTCGCGCATCGCCGCGAAAAGTTTGTTAGGGCCTAAACCTTTTACGTCGATCATTTTCGCGACAGCTCCTATCTGGAATAGCTCGCCGCTTTCTATGATCGT